CGCACCGACTGCCCGATGGCGAGGGCTATCCTTGCGCGCGGATCGGTCCTTGACCGATCCCCCGCCCCCGTAGCTCAGTGGATAGAGCAGCGGCCTTCTAATCCGCCGGTCACAGGTTCGAATCCTGTCGGGGGCACCAACCTGACCTGCACGAACACCCCAATGTCACCCAACCCGCCCCCGCACCTGGGGCAAACCTGGGGCACCCAACGCCGCCAACACGCTCTCGTCGTCCCCCGGCTGCAGGTGCGCATACTTCTGGGTCGTCATCGGAGACACGTGCCCCAACAGCTTCCCCACACGCGCCAACGGCACCCCGTCCTGCAGCAACCACGACGCGTACGTGTGCCGCAGATCATGCGGACGACAGTGCCCGATCCCCGCCCGCTCCACAGCCGGCCGCCACACCCGCCCCGACCAGTTCGAATCCCGCAACACCGTCCCGCTGCCCGTGGTCAACACCAGCCCTGACCGGCACACCCCCACCCGGTGCTCGAGCCCACACGACCCCGGGTCGTCCTCGAGCGCCTCCCCCAGCATATTCACCAACCAGGCCGGGACCGGCACGTCTCGCACCCTGCGCCCCTTCGGGTACGCCTTCACCAGCCCCGACTTCTCCTCGAAGGTCTCCACCACCCTCGCGACCCCACGCTCCGGCACGAACCGTGCCCGGTGCCACCCAGCCATCTCGCCCCACCGCATCCCCGTGAACGCCAGCGTGTGCACGATCAGGTGATCCCGCGTCGTCGGCAGCTGAGCGACGACCGCGTCGTACTCCTCCCGGGTCAGGAACCGCTCGACCTCCTGCGCCCCCGGCGGCAGCTTGATCCCGGATGCGGGGTTGACGGTGATGATCTCAGCATCGACCGCGGCCGCCAACGACACGGACAGGAGCCGCACGCAGTGCTGCACCGTGCCCGGCCCGGTCCCGCTCTTCGCCAGGGCCGCGGCCCACTCCTTCACGTCATGCCGGCGGATCGACCCGATCGGAATCTTCGCCCACCTGGGGTCCAGGTGATTGGCTCGACGCCCGGCGTCCGTACGACGGGTCGAGTCCTCCACACCTCGGGTGGGCCACCACTCGTCGCACCACTCCCCCCACGGCCTACGACCGGCGTCCGGGTCGGCGGCCATCGACCTGCGCGCCTTCTCCTCGGCCGCCCCCGCGGCCCGCTCGGCCCGCGCCTTGTGGGTGTAGGTCTGGTCGAGCGACCGGCGCCGTCCGTGGCCGTCACGGTAGACACCGCGGTAACGCCCTGAGTCAAGCCGCTCAGCCCACGCCATGACTGCTCACTTCACCGTGAGCTCGCGAAGGACCCAGTCATCCCCGTCGAGCTCGACGACGCAGAAGTACCGTCCTCCGTCGAAATCAGCTTCGAGCTTCCATCGGTCGCCGATCTGGTTGGCGAGGTCCGGCGCTGAGAAGCCCCCGGCCCCGTACTGCTGCTTCGCGAAGCGCTCGCACGCTACTCGCGCGCCCCCCTCGCCCTTGACGTCGTCGCTGCTGTCGTCACCGTCGAGGAGCTGCCACCCGACCGCTAGGACGATCAGCGCGGTGACGATACCTACGCAACCCAGGCGGCCTCGCGGTTGCTTCTCGGGGGTGGGCACTTCTCCTGCGGTGTCTTCCTGGCTCATTGGTTCCTCGTCTCGCTCGTCGTGTCCTGCTCGTCTGTGCCTTCATCCGCGAGCCGCCGTCGCAGGTAAGCCCGCTCGGCGGGGTGCAGGTGCTGTAACCGGACCCGCAGGAGCGGGACGTCGACCCACAGCTCCTCGGCCGCCTCCTCGAGGTCCCTCGCCCACGCGAGCGCTTCGCCGAGCTCACGGATCCCGATCAACTTCTGTGCCGCGGCCCGCTCGATCTGGCATTCCTCCCGGGTGGTGCACGGCGACCAGCCGCGGTCAATGTGCTCGACCTCGTGCGCGATCGTCGACCGCCTCTCGGCCTGGTCGAGCCCGTGGGCCAGCGTCACCGTCTTCCCGTCGAAGTCGGTGACACCGAGCACCCCCTCGGGCAGGTGCGCCCAGCGGAGCGTGAAGTGAGCGAGATCCCGGAATCGTCCCCATGGGTGATACATGCGACCGAAGGTAAAGGCCTCCGCCGACACCGCCCCGTCCCCACATGAGGGACGGGCGTCAGGCACCGCCGTCAGGAGCGTCGCCCTGGTGTTCCTCGCCGAGCTCGTCGAGCGCAGCTCTCTTGCGCTGCCCTCTCGACGGCTCCCCGATGTCTCGTGCTGCTACCCGCAGATGCGGGGGTGCCGGCTCTCGGGCCGGCACTGTGGTGGCGGTGGTGTCTCCACCAGGCTCACCTCGCTCTCGTTGCTCGGCACGCGCGAACCTGCGTGCGATCTCTGCCAGGAGCTGGTCATCGCTGACGACTGTCAACGAGGGCGGAACCGGCGACCCGGGCTGTTCGCCCTCGAGGTACGCGTAGACCTTGTCGAGCTTCCAATCGAGCACCTTCGCTACAGCGGCGTAGGTGTCCGGCCCGACCCCGGTCTCGCCGTTCTCGAGGGCCTGCACCTGTCGGGCAGATCGCCCTACTTGGGCGGCGAAGTCCTCGCGGTTGGCGTAGCCGGCGTCTTGCCGGGCTGCTCGTACTGCCCGCCCCAGTCGCTTGCGGGCGGATCGGTCGTGTTCCACGGGGCACAGCCTCACAGGAAGAGATCGGAAGAGTCTAGGAGGACTCTGAAGAGGTCAGAAGGACGATAGCCGGAAGAACAACGATGTAGTGCCACCCCCAATAGTGGCTCTGACCTGCGTCTTTCCACTTTCTTCCGGCTTTCTCTAGACACCGCCGATTTCCTCTTCTAGTCTCTTCCGTATGGCAGTGAAGACCAGCAAGCTGAAGCGGCACAATGGGGCCGCGATCCGTGCGCTACGGGTCAAGGACGGCAAGAAGCCGGGCCCGTTCGCGACCGAGACTCTGATCTCGTACTCGACGCTCGACAACATCGAGAACGAGCGCAAGGAGGCCTCTGTTGAGGTCCTCTACCGCATCGCCAACGCGCTGAACGTCCCGGTCGAGGCGATCGTCCGGGACCCCGTGACGTTGGTCGTGCAGCAGGCCCGGGTGCCGGCATGACCGAGCTCTACGACGTGATCTCACACGTTCACTGCAACGCACCTCGGCCCGCCGGCGCCATGCGCACGAAGATCAAGACCACCTACGTGGTGTCCGAGCGGTCTCACAAGAGGTCTCGCGCGCACCGGCCCACCTACGCCGTCCTCGCAACCATCGACGGCCGCACGATCCTCGGAGCACGGTTCGCCTGCGGTTCCGCCAACAGCATCGTGCGGCCCATCGCCGAGCTACCCCAGCATGTGCTGGCCTGTGAGGCGTGCGAGGCCGCCGCCGCGAACCCTGGCGGCTTCGCGGTCTACGCCTACTACGACGCCACGGGACGTGTGCTGTACGTCGGCCAGAGCAACAACCTGTTCAACCGCCACAAGGCGCACCGATCCACCGCGCCGTGGTTCGCCACCGCAATGCACCGAGGGACGCTCAGCCGTCACGAGACGCGCTCGGCGGCACTGGCGGCCGAGGCACTGGCGATCGCTGAGATGCGCCCCCTCCACAACGTCCGGGGGGTGCCGTCATGAAGTCCACGACGATCTGGCTCTCGACCCGCGAGGTCGCCACCGAGACGGGCCGTCACCCCGTGACCGTGCGTCGGGCCCTCGAGTCCGGGGTGCTGCACGGCGGGCAGTCGAAGGCGGGCGCCTCGTGGCGTGTGCACCGCGACTGCATGAGCGCCTGGGTCCTCGGCGTCGAGTGCCCCCACGCCGCCGCGAAGGCGTCCTGAACCACCACCCGAAATAGCCGGCGCCCCGGCCAGAGCTTGTCGGCATGACCAGGGCGCACGAACTGGAAGGAGTCTCCCATGACGGAGACCAGCACCACCAACACCAACCTCGACCTCACCACGGACCAGATCGAGGACATCGCGCTCGACCTCCTCGAGACCCTGGTCGACAACGACCGCGGCTCGACCGTCGACCTCGGCCACATCCTTGGCGACGACACACCGAAGCGCTCCCTGTCGCTCGTCGTGGACCGGAACAGCGGCGAGTGGCTCGCCGTGACGCTCTGGGACGACGAGTCCGAGCCCGACCCCGTCGAGATCGCCGTCGTGCACATCCGTGTCGAGCGGGTGATCTGACGATGAGCACCGCGACCGTCACCCTCCAGGCGCCCACGGCGCTCCTCGCCCTGGTCCAGCACATCCACGACCACGGCCTCGGCGCCCCCCTCACCATCCACTCTCCCTCGACCGCCTCCCCGTGCTTCACGGTCAGCGTCGTCGCCGCGTCGTACGACGCCTGGGTCGCCTCCGGCTTCACCGCCACCGACACGACCTCACACCCGGTCGGGCAGCGGATCAGCGGGAAGCGGTGGGAGCAGGTCGCCACTACCGGGCTCCTGCAGCCCTACGGCATCCGCCTGGTCCTTAAGTTCACCCGCCCCCGCCCTACCGGCCGCCCGCTGGTTGCCGTCACCACCGGGTGCACGGCATGAGCGCCGCGATGCAGCCCGGTTGGGACGACGACCTCATGGCCATCGCTGACGCCGCCGGCGTCATCGCCTCGGCCCACCCCGACTTCGACGGACTGTTCCTCCTCGACCCCCTGGTCGCCGAGGGCCTCACCAACATGGCGATCGAGCTCGGGATCCGTACCTGGGCCACCACCGACCCCGCCGTCATCGAGGACACGATCTACGACCTCGACACACCCATCGACCTCCGCCCCACCGGCTACCTCCACGAGCCGACCGGGATGTGGGTCGAGGACGACCAGCACCACGGCTGTGTCGGCACCGACTGCGACCGCCTGATCTGTGTCTGCCCCGACGCCCTGTGCGCCGGGCACACCGAACGGGCGTGCCCGCACTACGAGTTGCTCTGTGACGAGTGCCGTGGCGAGTGCCGCGACTGCGTCATCGACGGCCAGGACGACGCCGGGGTGCTCGGATGAGTGCCCCGCAGTGGGAGGTCACGGCCGTTCTCGTGCAGTCCGATCCATGGCTCCGCCCACCCAGCGACGCCGACCGGGTTCTGGTGGAGGCCTGCGGCGGCACCGTCAACGAGACCGTGGCAGGTGCGGCATGAGCACCGAGCAGACCCCCGAGCCCACCGACCTCGGCCACCTCGAGCGGACCACCCGCTGGCCTCGCCACGAGTGGGAGAAAGCCCGGAGCTGGTCTTCGGACTTCGAGCAGCTGCTGCCCCAGCTCCTCGAGATCGACGGCCCGCCCGAACTCGTCGCGAAGTCTCTCCGGGCCAGCGCACGCGAGTCCGGCCTGCCGGTCACCTCGCCGGCCGCCCGACGCTACGCCGACGCTCTCGCCCGTGCAGCAGTGGCAGACGCCCGGGTCGACGCCCTGGTCGACCTCCTAGGTGTGGCCGAGTTCTTCCGCGAACAGGCCGAGTCCGAGATGTACGCCGTCCAGTCCCGCGTCGATCTCGGCGGGCGCCAGATCATCAACGGCACCGGTGAGGCGCCGCCCGACGACGTGCACGGGCTTCTCGATCTGGCGGACGGCCGGTGCTGGGTCTTCGATGGCACTGACCACGACGGCATCGCGTACTGGATCCGGGCCGACTCCGACCCTCGCGGTCAGACCCGCTACGCGTGGCCGATCCCGGACACGGGCCCGTTCATCGCCCTGATGGACAACTGGCACCTGGGCCGGGTCAACGACGCGGCCAAGGCATGGGACGTCACGCAGAACGCGCTGCACAACATCCTGCGGAACCTCCCGGGCTACTACGAGGAGGACAAGAGCACCTACATCCGGCCCGACCTGTCGTCGGCCGTCGCTCGCGTCATCCAGGCGAAAGACCGAGCCCGCTTCGACGCCGTGACAGAGCTGCGAACCGCGCTTGATGCTGCGCGGGGTCGCACCCCGTCGGGGTTCTGGTCTCAGCGTCGCTGGGAGGACTGGTCCTCCGAGCTCGCAGGGTTGATCCCTGAGGGAGACGAGTCGAAGTACTCCAACCCGGAGGGCGCTCAGGAGCAGATCGTCCTCGATGTCCTGAAGGCCTACATCGCCGAGCGCGCCGAGGGTGGTGGGCGGGCATGACGGCCCCAAAGCACGCCCGCGACATCAAGGGCAAGGGCCGCTACTACGGAGACTGCGGCACCGAGGGCTGCCCGCTGGCCGACCTGCCCGACCCCGGGTTCATGTCGGTCACCAACGCCCAGGGCGTCGTCGCCAAGCCCGCCCTCGTCCCGGCCGCTGCCAAGGCCACCGCGGCCGCGGCCTGGGACCGGCTCCCCCAGATGGTCGCCACCAGCCGCCAGCCCGCCGAGGGCCCATGCGCCCGCAAGCGGGTCGCCGAGCGGTGCGGAGCCTGCCGGTTTTGCATCACCTCCGCGATCAAGGCCGAGCACAAGAACACGTGGGAGAAGGCCGCCGACTTCGGCACCCTCGTCCACGCTCACGCCCACGCCGTGGTCCTCGGCGGCGCGCTCCCCTACGACGAAGAGGTCGCCCCATTCGTCGAGGGTCACGTCCGGTTTCTCGAGGCGTGGCGCGTTGACCTCGACCGCCACGTCGAGGCCGCCGAGCTCACCGTCATCAGCAGGAAGCACGGCTACGCCGGCACGGGCGACCTGTGGGTGCACCTGCCGCTGGCCTACGACCAGGCGACCGGGCGCACGTCGTTCACCGCATGGGACCGCCGCAAGCTGTGGCTCCTCGACGGGAAGTCGTCGATGACGAAGCCCGTCGACGTGGTCTACGCCGACCAGCCGCTGCAGCTAGCCGCTCTTCGGTACGCCGAGGAGGCGGTGCTGCCGGACGAGTCGGTGGTGTCGGTCCCGAAGTTTGAGGGGGCGGCGATCTTGAACTGGCGGCGTGACTCGCACGCGCTGATCCCGCAGCCGGCGGGGCGTGACGTGTTCAAGGCGTTCCTCGGTGCGGTGGAGCTTCAGCGGCTCTTCCACTCCCAGGAGGTCAAGGCGTGGGAGCGGATCGACGCCCCGGTCGTGGCCGAGCCAAAGGCGGTCGCCTGATGCCCACGACCTACGCCGTCGCCTTCCACGCACGCCGCGGCACCGGCTCGGTGGAGATCACCGTGCCCGACAACGCCGAGCCCCTCGACTACCTCGCGCACCAGATCGCACGCGAGCTCGACCTTATGCGGTTCGAGATCCAGATCGGATCCGACAGCGGCCACATCCGCCTCGTCGGCGACGACGGACCCGGGACCGCCTTCTCGTTCACCCCGCTCCAGACGAAGGACTCCTGATCATGCCCATCTCACCTCTCACCCTGCAGCGCCGCTTCGCCGAGCTCGGCCGCATCCGCCTCGGCGCCAAGGAAGGCGGCAACGGCCGCCCCCTGAAGCTCGCCGCGTTCCGCTTCACCTCGGCGAACAAGCGCTACATCGACGACCTCGCCGTCCTCTACGGCGGCCAGCCCCGAGCCTGGGACAACGGCGGCAAGCCCGAGTTCGAGGTCTTCACCGACACCACCAGCATCCCCGTGATCGCCATGAAGGGCGGCCTGTCGCAGTGGATGGAGTTCTGGGCCGCAGGCGGCTGCATTCACCGGTGCGACGGCGAGCGCACCGCAGACGGCGAGCCCTGCAACACCACCGAGCTCGTCGACGTCGGCCGCAAGCGCCTCAACCCGCACACCGAGGCCAAGCCCACCACCCGGCTCTCGCTCATGCTCCCCGAGCTCGAGGCGATCGGCGCGTGGCGCATGGAGTCCCACGGCTGGAACGCCGCGGCCGAGATTCCGGCCGTGGCCGAGCTCGCCCAGTTCGTCGGAGACCTTGTCCCCGCGCACCTCAACATGATCGAGCGCCGTAGCGTGAAGGACGGCAAGACGTCCCGCTTCGTGGTGCCCGTGCTCGACCTACAGATCGGCGCCGCGCGGCTGCGCGAGATTGTGGCCGAGAAGTCCGGCACCACGACCGAGCTCGAGGGACCCACGCAGGGCCGTGCCGCACTGCCCGCTGGCTCCTCGAAGACGACGGCCGAGCCGGACCCGTACGACGCTTTCTTCGCCCGCGTCGCCGCCGCGGCAAGCACCGACGACCTGATCGTGATCTGGGACCAGGGCAAGGCCGCGCATCTCCTCGGCCCGGCTGCTCCCCAGAACCAGCGGCACGTCGACCTGGTCGCCGCGTGGAAGGCCCGCGCGCACGACCTCAAGGACGCCGCCACCCAGCCGGCACCCGCGCAGCCCGCTGCTGCGGTGCCGGACGAGGACGGTGTCGTCGACGCCGAGATCGTTCCCGACACGGCCGCGGGCCCGTCGGAGGACGAGGTCTGGCAGCAGATCCTCAAGGCCGGCGGCGAGCAGGGCATGTCGCTGCCCGACGTCGAGGACGGCTACAACGCGTTCTCCGGTGGGTTGATGTCCGCTGAGGCATCCGCCGGCGAGCTGCAGGCCTACCTACAGCACCTGGTCGCCCGCCAAGACCAGGCGGTGCCGGCATGAGCGCCCCGAAGTGGCACGACCTGCCCCTGGTCGCCTTCGACACCGAGACCACCGGGATCGACCTCGCCGAGGCCCGCATCGTCACCGCTGCCATCGTCCACATGACCCCCGGCCAGCGACCCCGCGCCATGCGGTGGCTCATCGACCCCGGCGTCGAGATTCCTGACGAAGCCGCCGCGATCCACGGGTGGACCACCGACCGCATCGCCCAAACCATCGGGCGCCCCGGGTGGGCGCACCGCACCATGGTCGACTCCACCGGCAAGACCGTCACCTCCCTGATCCCGGCGCACGCCGCGGTCTTCGAGATCACCGCCCAGCTCGGCGCCGCCATGGGTCGTGAAGCCGGCGTGGTCATCCAGAACGCTGCCTACGACTTGACCCTGCTCGAGGCGGAGAACGGCCGTTACGACGTCCCCACCTTGTCGTCGCGGCCGGCTGGGGTCACTGGTGTCGTCGACCCGATGGTCATCGAGAAGCAGTTCGATCCCTACCGGAAGGCCTGCTACAAGGCGGCCGGCTGCAACCCCGAGGAGTCCCACCACGAGTGCGGGGGGTGCCGGGGCGGGAAGGTGAAGTGCGGGGGCTGCGGGTCGACCGACCGGAAGCTCGAGTCGCTGTGTGGCCACTACGGGGTCCGTCACGGTGGCGCCCACGACGCTGCCGACGACGCGGTCGCCGCTGCCCGGCTGCTGCGGAAGCTGCTTGAGGCGTGGCCGCAGGTCGCGGCGTGGAAGCTGGCGACGCTGCACCACCACGAGGTCGCGTGGCGCCGCGAGCAGATGGACGGCCTGCGGTCGTTCTTCGACCGTGTGGGCAAGGACCACGACGGGTGCTGCGGCGCCTGGCCCCTGCACGACGACGCCTGCGCCGGAGCCCACCGCCAGGCGGTGGCGGCATGAGCAGCCAGCCGCTCCACCTCGTCGGCCGCGTCGTCCCCGCCGCCGAGTTCCAACCTGACCCGGTCGAGGTCGCGATCGCGGCCGAGCGCGCCGACGGGATCGCCCGGTCCCACGCGCACCGGGTGGCCGGGAACCACGGGCGGGCGCACTACGAGATCCAGCGGTCCTTCCAGCGTCAGCTGCGGATCGCTGGGCTCGGCACCCAGGACACGGTCGTCGACTGCGTCTGCGGCGGCCGCTGCAAGGGGGCCCACCGGTGAGGTACGTCGTCCGTCCCATCAGCGACCGCACCGTCTTCTCAGGCAAGCACCGACCCTCACAGTTCGGCTCTTCGCTCCGAAACACTCAGACTCTGCTCTTCAGCGAGGTCGGACACCTCAAGGGCCGCGACTTGGTGCTCGAGGTGGACGTAGCCGAACGCCACATCCGCAACGACGGGATGCTCCGCGCCGACGCCCGCCCAGTCAGCCCGGCCGTGCGGATCGCATTCGAATCCGCGCACGGCCCGCTCACCTACGGCACGGACACCTTCTCCACCTGGCAGGACAACCTCCGCGCGATCGCCCTCGCCCTCGAGGCCCTACGCAAGGTCGACCGGTACGGCATCACGAAGCGCGGCGAGCAATACGCCGGATTCAAGGCGCTCCCGGCCGGCCGAGAGATGCCCGCCTCCCACATGACCCGCGAACGAGCGGTCGCCATCCTCGCGTGCTACGTCAACGTGCCGCCCGAGCACCTCAACCTCGAGCACGACTCGCTGAGGTCGACCTGGCGGAGCGCCCGCCGTCACGCCCACCCGGACCGCCATGCCGGCGACCAGACCAAGTGGGACCAGGTCGAGCAGGCCGCTGTTGTGCTGGGGGTGGACCGGTGATCGGCGTCTTCCTCGACTGGCTCCTCGGCCCCCGCTGCCACGCCTGCCGCACCCGCGTCTTCCCCGCCGACACCAACACCCACTACACCGCCTGCCCCGGGGTGGTCCGCCGATGAACCCCTCCTGCACCGACGACCGCGGCCCCGGCCCCTGCCACAACCCCACACCCCACGACGCCCCCAAAGGGTGCGTCCACCACTCCACCAGCGGCGTCCCCGACCGCCACGACCGACCGGGACGAGGGGACTCAGAGTGAAGATCATCGGCCTCGACCTCTCCCTCACCTCCACCGGCGTCGCCGTCATCGAGACAGGCGACGGCCGCGAGTCCTGGACCGTGCAACGGGTCAAGTCAAACGGCAAGAAGGACGCCACCCTCGCCGACCGCACCGACCGCCTGCGCCGACTCGCAGTCAAGATCCTCGTCCCGGTCAACGGCGCCGACCTCGTCGTCATCGAGGGGCCGGCCTACCACCAGTCCAACCCCGGGATGCACGACCGCTCCGGGCTCTGGTGGCTCGTCACCGAACGCCTCCACGCCTACGGCTGGCCCACCGTCGAAGTCCCTCCCTCGGTCCTCAAGAAGTACGCCACCGGCAAAGGCAACGCTTCCAAGGACCAGGTCCTTGCCGCCGTCGTACGCCGCTACCCCGACGTCGAGGTCGGCGGCAACGACGAAGCCGACGCCCTCGTCCTCGCAGCCATGGGCGCCCGCCACCTCGGCCACCCCATCGAGGCATCCCTGCCCGCCACCCACGCCGCCGTCACCGCATCCGTGCGGTGGCCCTTCGAAGAGGTCCCGTTCTGATGGTCACCCAGCTCGCACACATCCGCGTGTCCCGCGTCGAAGCCGGCGGCGGCTTCACCGCCACCTGCTCCACCTGCAGCTGGCGGACGCTGCGCCCCAGCCGCCTCGGCGCCGACGTCGCCGGCCAAGCCCACCAGCGCGAGCACGTCACCCGCGACCCAACGGACCAGATCACGGCTCTCTGATGGCCATCCATCGCCAAGACCACGCCCCAGCCGTTCTGTCCATCAACCGACCTGGCCACGAGCTGTCCAGCATCGTCGCCCCGCCACCCTGGACCGCCGACGCCCTGTGCGCCCAGGTCGACCCCGAGCTCTTCTTCCCCAACAAGGGCGGATCCACCCGCGAAGCCAAAGCGATCTGCCAGTCCTGCGACGTCCGCGAGCAGTGCCTCGAAGCCGCGCTCGACCGCGACGAACGGTTCGGGATCTGGGGTGGCCTCTCCGAACGCGAACGCCGCGGGCTCAAGAAGAACCGCCAACCCACCACGACACCGGACCCGGTGCCCACACCAGCTGTACCGCTGCACCTCATCACGAAGGACCCGATCACCATGGCCGAAACCCAGCCGTCGTACGCCGACCAGATCATCACCGTCCTGGCAGCCACCGAAGGACACCCAGACCCAACGGTCCGCGCCGCCCGCAAGGTCGTGGCCAACGCCCTGGTCGCACTGAACAAGACGCTGCAGCACCCCGACGCCCCGCCCTCGCCCGTGGCCCCCATGGCACCCATCGCACCCATCGCACCCATCGCACCCAAGGCAACCCGTCAGGGACGGCACCGCAACCACTACAACCCAGCCCAGCGAATCGCCGCCCTCGGCGTCACCTCGAAGAGCATCCGCGAGTGGGCAACAGACCAAGACCTCGACGCCCCCACACGCGGCGTGCTGCCCGCGCACCTGCTCGACGCCTACGAAGCCGCACACCAGCAGACGGCGGCCGCGTCATGACCCTCCCCGACAGCATCGTCGCCTCCCCCGCAACCCGGGCCATCGCCCGCCAGATCATCACCGACACCCAATGGGACGGCGCCGAAGCCACCCTCCGCCACCTCCCCGACCTCCACCCCACCCAGATCCCCGCCCTCATCCACCTCCTCGCCGCCGCAGCAGCCACCGGCGACATCCCAACCAGCCCCGCCGCCACCACCCGCAAGCCCCTGCTCCTCACCGAAGACGAACGCCGCCGAGCACACGCCCGCTTCGTCGCCGGCGCCACCGACCCCGCCACCCGCCGCGGCGAGCAGGAATACCAACGCGCCCGCCGCCGCATCCAACGCACCCAGGACGGTGCCGCATGATCACCGCCCACGACCTCACCATCGTCGCCGACCTCACCTACCGCCAGGTCGACTACTGGACCCGCGCCGGCTACCTCACCCCCACCGGCAACCCGGCACCAGGCAGCGGCATCCCCCGCAAATACCCCGACGACCAAATCGACCTCGCCGTCCAGATGTCACGCCTCACCAAAGCCGGCATCCCAATGCCCCAAGCCCGCGACATCGCCCACGAGCTCCTCGAGCACGGCCGCGCCCGACTCCGCGGCTACCTCCTCTTCCCCATCGCCGACGTCGACCTCGCAGGAGACCCCCTCCCCGACGTCATACGACCCATCAGCCGAACAGGAGACACCGCCGCATGACCCGCCAGTCCAAGACCCCGCACCAGCGCGCAGAGGAAGCCCTCGGAGTCGCGCAACGCCGGGTCGAACGCATCGACCAGGCACTCGCCCACCAGCGCAGCCTCCTCGCAACGTACGAAGCCGACCTCGCCGACGCCCAGGCCCGCCTCGACTACGCCCGCCAAGACCCCGCACTGCCCACCACCTCGACAGGAGCCACCGCATGACCACCACCGCCAAAATCGCCACCAAGGGCACCAGCTCCACCGGCATCACCGAAGAACTCGCCAAGCGCTGCCACGACAACCTCGGCAAGAAAGTCCTCGCCGTCGTCGAGCTCGTCGCCGAAGCCCGCGCCGAGAAGCGCAACGGCGACGAGTCCGTCGTACTCAACATCCTCACCATCGAGCCCGCCCCCAACACCATGACCGAGGACCACCTCCGCGAGCTCGCCCGCTCCTTCCACTACGAGCGCCAACTCGCCGACGGCCAGCTCCGCATCGAGACCGGCGACGACCTCGAGCCCAAGGTCACCGACGTCCTCGCCGCCGGCGCGAAGCACCGCCCCCACACCTACGTCCAGGACCCCGAGGCCATCGACGGCACCACCTGCAACCTCTGCGGCGCCGACGACCAGGCCCCGCTGCACTCCGCCGAGGCCGCGGCCGCCGACCCGTTCGCCAGCACCGACGAGGACCCGGACGACGACGAGGACCTGGACGACCTCGACATCGACGAGGACCCCGACCTCGGCGGCGACGACGACGGCGACGACATCCCGGGCGACGAAGAGATCGACGACGACCGACCAGCAACAAACCCCTTCGCCGTGGCCTAACACCACGCCCGGGGAGTCAACGCCACCGACAGCCCACCAGCGCCGCAGACCAGGGCCCATCGGACCGAAGGACGCCCACCCAGGCCGGACACCTTCCAAGCCGGCCGGCGCACCTGCTCCCCGGGCGAGCACCACCACCCACCATCCGCTTCCCCACGGACCGAGGGACAACCACCCAGTGACACACACCGACGACCGACCACCACTCGTCGACGAACCACCAGCCTGGGAAGACCCACCCGAGCCAGCCACCCCACGCAGCAACGGCACCACCCGACCACCCACGGGTGACCGCACCCCACCCTCAGACCACGCAGCCGAATCCGCCGTCATCGGCGCCATCATGGCCCACCCCGACACCTTCCCCACCGTCGCGAAAATCGTCACCGGCACCGACTTCTACTGGCCCCACCACGAAACCCTCTGGCGCACCGTCTCCCACCTCCACGGCGCCGGCCAACCCACCGAAGCGCCCGCCGTGATCGCCCGCCTCGTCGACACCGGCCAACTCCGACCACCCCTCGACGGCCCCCTGATCTACGACCTCTGGTCCTCCGCCTACGACCGCCCCGGCATCGCCGAGCACTACGCCCACCGCGTCGACCAACTCGCCCGCCGCCGCGCCGCCATCACCCTCCACGAACGCAACCTCCAGAAGCTCCGCAACCCCGGCCCCGACACCGACGTCGACGAAATCCTCAACACCACCGCAGCCGCGTTCATCCAAGCCCGCGACGACCTCGCCAACCCCCCAACCACCACCACCTGGTCACCCGTCGACCTCGAACCCGTCCTCGCCGGCGAACACCTCGACCCACCCCCCACCATGCTCCGCCGCACCGACGGCATCGCACTCCTCTACGACGGCGCCGTCCACACCATCAGCGGCGAATCCGAATCCGGAAAAACCTGGCTCACCCTCATCGCCGCCCACCAACTCCTCGAAGACGGCAAGAACGTCGTCTTCCTCGACTTCGAAGACCGCGCCGACCGCGTCATCGGACGACTCATGGCCCTCGGCGCCACCCCCACCCAAATCCGCGCCCACTTCGCCTACATCCGCCCCGACCGCCCCCTCGACGACGACGGCCGCGCACAACTCGCACCCGCCCTCGCAGGCGTCGCCCTCGTCATCCTCGACGGCGTCACCGAAGCCATGACCACCCACGGCTTCGACCTCAACTCCAACGCCGACTCCGCACTCTTCCAAGCCATGCTCCCCCGCTGGCTCGCCGACCACGGCCCCTCCGTCGTCATGATCGACCACGTCGTCAAGGACAAGGAAAAGCAAGACAGGTTCGCCCTCGGCGCCCAACACAAACTCGCCGGCATCGACGGCGTCGCCTACATCGTGAAGATGATCCAACCCTTCGCCCGCGGCAAACGCGGCCTCGCGAAAGTCGAGATCGCCAAAGACCGCCCCGGCCACGTCCGCGAACACGCCTTCGGCCGCACCATCGCCGAATTCACCCTCGACGCCACCATCTCCGACGTCATCCTCACCGCCCACCTCATGCCCCCCGGAGAGAACTCCGGCCGCACCGGCGACACCTTCGAACCCACCCACCTCATGGAGAAGATCAGCCGCACCGTCCAACTCACCCCCGGCCTCTCCCGCAGCGCCCTCATCGAGATGGTCGGCGGCAACAAGAAAGCCCTCGCCGCCGCCTTCGAGCTCCTCATCGCACGCCAATACATCCTCGCCAAGACCGAGTCCCGCGGCCGCATCAGCCACCACCACATCAAGGCCTACTACCAGGCCGAAGACACCACCCACCCCGCCAAAGACGGCGCCCTCGACGACCCCGAACAGGAAGCCTCATGAACACCATCCACACCCCCAACAACCCACCCCGCCCCACCTCGCCCCACCTCGCCCCGACCAGCAGGGGCGACCTCAAAATCGACCTCGCCCCCCCGTCCCCCTCCCTACGGGGGCGAGGTCGAACTGGAGCCCAACCAGACACCACCAACAACCCCCCACCTCGCCCACCCAAAAAGGGCGACCTCAACACCACCCACGACCACCCCACCCAGCACCTCATCCAGGCAGCCCACGTCGCACGCATCACCGGAGACCCCGACGCCACCCTCGCCCTCCTCCTCAGCTGCTCGAGGTGCTTTCCGTGACCGGCCGGGCCATGCGGCAGGACGACCCCATGCGGCGCTCGGGGGCTGTGTGGTGTGAGGAGCACGACCGGTGGGAGTGCGCCCGGAACGCCAAGCGCACCGGCGATCGCTGCCACGGCTCGGCGATCCGGGGGCGTGATCGGTGCCGGATGCACGCCGGCCGGTCGTCGACGCTCGAGAAGGTCATCGGTGAGGGCAACCTCGCTGCCTGGTCCACGGAGCACGTGTCCGCCGACGCCTCACCGCTCGATCCGGGGACGGTGGTGCTGAACCAGATGCGGATCGCGGTGCTGCGCTCGGACGGGTACGGCGAGCTGCTGCGGATCCAGATCGAGATGGACACGGAGCCGGGTCACGAGCTCGCCGGCCTGGTCGGGACGACGTTCGCGGCTGGTCGTGATGGGACTCGGGTGGAGACGGGTGAGAGGGCCCGGGCGTTGGCGACGGAGGAGCGGTTGTGGCGTGATCGTGCGGTGTCGTACGCGAAGGCGGCGCATGACATGGGGATCGCTGAGCGGCATGTGGAGCTGGAGCAGGAGCGGGCGCAGCTGGTGACCACGGCGTTCTTGGCGGCGCTCGAGGTGGGTGGCCTGTTGCCGGAGGTCCGCAGCCTGATGATCGAGCGGTTCCTGGAGCGGCTTGGTGGGTCGACGGTGGCCGGCGAAGTGGTCGCATGAAGGTCATCCACAAGTACGTCCTGACCGAGGCGGCAAGCCGGGTTACGACCCACGAGGGCGCCCGGTTCATCCACGCCGCGAACCAGTACGAGCAGATCACCGTCTGGGCAGAGGTCAACACCCTCGAGCGCGAGTGCACCGCCGAGCTGCACGTCGTCGGCACCGGCGGTGGTGTGCCTCCCCGGACGCGGCATGTCGGCTCCGTGCTCATGGCTGACGGTGCCTACGTCTTCCACGTCTACGCCCCTGAGGAGACCAGATGAGCACGTGTCGTCCGTCCTGTAACTGCCAGTGCCAGCAGCAGGGGTGCGGGTGCAACGAGCGCCCCAAGCCCTACGTCCCGAACCGCCCCACGAAGGACACCCGATGAGCGACCAGATCACCCGGCCCGACCAGACCGCACCGACCATGCGCCTCGGCCGAATCCGAGGACCTGCTGTCAAGACCGACCAGACCATCCTGGCCAGCGACCCGAACCGCAAGGGCAACTGCGTCGCGGCGTGCATCGCCACGATCTGCGGCGTACCTCTCGCCGAGGTGCCGCACTTCATCGAGTTCGGCATCGCCTACGGCGATTCTGACGACGTCGCCGAGGTCAGCCACGGCAACAACTGGTGGGCGATGGTCCTCGGCTTCCTCGCTGGCCACGGGCTGTGGGTCGTCGAGCACGAGCACGTGACCGACGTCGACCGGTTCGACTTCGCCCTGGTCGCCGGGATGAGCCCCCGCGGCGTCATGCACCAGGTCATCTACCGCGAGGGACGGCTCTGGCACGACCCCCACCCGAGCCGCGACGGCGTGCTCGAGATCCGCGAAGTGCTTGCCGTTCAGGCCCTGCCCGGTTTCGACCACACCCCCACCACCGAGGAGACCCGATGAGGCCCACACCCATCCCCGACGCCGAGGTCTGGGAAGGCGCGACCCGTCTGGTCATCGCTGCTCCGGACGGCGACCTGACCAACCCCGACATCGCGCCAGTCGAGGCTCTGGTCGACCGCGGACCGTCGGGCGCACGCAACCTCTCGGTGCGCTGCGAGCTCGAGGACGACGACCTAGCCAAGCTCGCCGCGGGCGGCACGATCTGGATCACGTTCTGGGGCGGCATGGTGCCCTGGTCGGCGAGCGTGGTGGACGCCCGATGAGGTGCGAAGCGTGCGAGGCCCAGCGGGAGTACGACCACCACGTGCACCCCGAGGGCTGCCTCTGCGAGTGGGACGGCCAGCGCCGCGGGTTCACCGGTGGCATGGTCCGCATCGAGTACTCACGGTGTCCGCTCCACGGGTCGTGTGCCTGGGTCGAGTGCTCGACGCCGGGCTGGCACGAGCACCCCGACCAGTTCGTTTGGGTCAACCCGGGCGACCCGACCGCCGGTGAGGTCCGCGTCCTGGTGAAGGCCGACGGCACGGTCACGATCAGCGAGGCTGCGCTGGCGCAGCTGCTGGTTGACGCCGGCTGGGAGCGGGCCCGATGAGTGCCATCCGCGCAGTCCGTGCCTTCGGCTGGCAACTCGACTGGCGGCCCGATCGCTGGCTCCCGCTCGGTGTGCGGGAGGGATGGCCTGGCGCTCCCCGCTGGTGGATCCTCGACCTCGGCCGCCTGGGGATGGCCACCCTCGGCAAGGTGGTGCCCCTCGGTGAGGTCGCGCCACCCGCACGGCTGGTGTTCCCCGAGCCGACCGACACCCAACGCCGAGCGCAGGCCCGGCTCGCGGCCTTCCTCGGCATCGACCTCGCCCACGTGCACGGCTGGATCCGCGTCAACACCGAGGACTTGCGCCGAGACCGCTACGGGATGCCACTCAACGAGCCGGTCTCGCGCATCACCTACACCGGCACCGTGCACGCTCGACCCCGGCTGGGCCACCTCGTCGCCACCACGGTCGACGAGGGTCTGTTCAGCTGGTCGGTCCAGGTCCTCGCGAAGGACCTGGCGGAGGCGCTCCGATGATCGATCTCACCTGCCCCCGCCGGCAACGCCTACTTCTCGATGACGCTGCTGCCCGGCTGCGCCCCGCCCTTGACGGCGCGGTAGGCAACCGCGGCATCGCGGACCATCTCTGCTCGGGTGTTGCCCGAGTAGTCCTCTGCGTCCTTGAGCAGGCCGAGGATCGCGTCGTAGAGCGCTGCCTGGGCTTCTGGAAATTCCGCCATGTCTGGCCCCTTTCGTCGGGGCGTCCCGTGTGGACGCCCAGTCCGATGACCGTAACTCCGACCGCCGACACCACCCAGGAGCACGCGTGACCGACACCCGCCGCCCACCCGCCTGCCACCACGACCAAGAGGCCGGCCACAGGGTCACCCGCGAGCACCGCGACGACTGCCCTGACCCGTCCACCCACAACGGATGCGTCCCCTGCACCGCACCCCATTGCGTCCTCTGCGGACGTGCGCACGCCGACAACGACCACCCCCTCACCTGCCCCGAATGCATCGGCAAAGTCAGGGTCGACCTCGACGACATCCGCCACCTCTGCCGCCACCTCCGCTGGCAAGCCGCAAGGGGTGGCCGCGACGGCCGCCTGATCGCAGCCGCCCCCATCCCCGGCGGCGACGCCATGGTCCTCATCGCCAGGGCCGGCGCCGACGCCGATGACCTCATCACCAGCTTCGGCCCCATCAAGGGCAACCCCAAGGCCAACCTCCTCGACGAGGACCACCACCCCCACGACGTCGTCCCACCCCTGCTCCCGCTCATCGGGTGGGACTACCAGTGGCGCCACCACTTCGACCACCACCCACCCGCGAAGCCATCGGTCACCGGGATCACTCACTACCTGGCCGACCACCTCACCCGCATGGCCCAGGCCGTCGACGGCCCCGACTGGGTGCGGTTCGCCGACGACATCGCCGCCCTGCGCCGCCAGCTCGAGGGCGTGCTCCACGACGAGCGGGAGCCCGAGCGTGGGATCGGGTGCTTCGAGTGCGGCCGCCAGCTGGTCCGGAAGTTCGGTGACCCGAAGCCGTGCCGGCACCGCACCCCCGGCCGGGTCCACCTCGACCAGGTCAAGGCCGACGCCACGGCCGCTCGCCGGCGGCTGCAGGTGCTGGCCACGTACCCCGAGCTCGGGCCGCCGACGTACGCCGAGGAGCGCGCCGCCCGCCGCGTCCCCACCGCGGCCGAGGAGTCGCGGGCCCGGATCCCCTGCTCGGAGTGCACCAACCAGGGCGGGATCGTCGACCCTTCGATCGGGCAGTCGTGGGAGTGCACCGGCTGCCGGAAGGCCTACACCCCGGGCGAGTACGCCAACGCCGTCCGGTCCCACCTCCTCAAGGGCGGCCCCGACGGCGACGGGTGGACCCACATCACAATGGCGGCCGAGGCCGCGACCACCCAGACGGGGCTGCCGATTCCGGCGTCGACGGTGCGGAAGTGGATGGACCGCGGGAAGGTCGCCGGGGTGTGCCGGTGGACGTCGTCGATCGACGGCCGCACCGCCGTCGTGCCCCAGGCTGCCCCGGGCCGCGCGCACTCCGTGATCGTGGCGGAGTATGCCGGGCGGGTGGTGCCGGCGGCGTGGGGCAGCCGGCTGGTGTTTTGGCCAGACGTCGCCGACCAGGCCGCGAAGATGGTCGTGCGGTCCCACGATGCGGAGGTCGCGCGGCGGCTGCGCGCGGAGAAGGCGGCGCTCGAGGCGACCGGCAAGGCATCATGACCCGCGTGAAGCCATCACCCAGGAAGCGCAGCAGAGCGGCGGACACCCGCGCCCGGGGTGTCCTCGTCCTGTCTTGCGTCGCTGCAGCTCTCCTTGTGCTCAGTCTGGCCATGCTCGCGACCTGGCGATCAGGCGGAGCATGGGCGGACGTCGCCGGGTGGATAGAAGCACTCGCCACTCTCGCCGCGTTCTCGGCTGCCGTGGTCGCCGCGGTGGTCGTGTCACGCACCTTCGAGGTCGAGCGCGCCCGCGACGATCGGGCGCAGGCCTCGCTCATCGCAGCCTGGACAACGGGCGAAACGGAAGGGGACTACGCGATCGACCCAGTCACCGAACTCGAAGTGGATCGTGGGATCACCTTCGTTCAGGTAGCTGTCCGCAACGCTTCCCCAGTCCCAGTTCGCAACGTTCAAGTGCGGCTCGACCTGCAAGCCGTGCCCGTCCGCCCCACGTCTCGCGAGGACAGCGGCACCACGCACGCAAGCCGCTACTTCGGTACGGCCGACATTGAAACCCTGCCTCCGGAGGATGAACGGGAGATTCACTGGGTGACCGCTCGCATGCCGGTCGACCCACTCGCTCCGGAGTTCCCCCGCGAGCACACCGTGCGATTTCACCTGTCGATGCGCTTCACAGACGCTGCTGGCTACACGTGGGAGCGCGACCACATCGGTCGCCTGACCCGTATTGCAGCGCCGCGACCGACCGCGGTTCCGATGGGCCGGCCGGACTACTAGTTGACACGACACCCAGATCGGGTGTCTCATCTCCTCAAGACCTCGCGACCCCGAAACACGGACCCGCGGGGTTTTCGTGCGTCCAGGGGGTGATGGGCCATGACCGCCACCGGCCACGACCTCATGGTCGACATGATCCGCACCCAACTCGCCCCCGAGCTCCGCGAACGCCCCTGGGACACCCCCGGCGCCATGGCCGCGGCCCTCGACCGCACCACCATCCAGACCCCCGCGCTCGACCTCATCGACGCCCACCTCGTCAAGGTCGCGAACGGCGAGATCGAACGGCTTATCATCTCGATGCCACCTCAGGAGGGGAAGTCCGAGCGGGCCTCGCGCAGGTTCCCGCTGTGGATGCTGCACCGCGACCCCAACCTCCGCATCGCGATCGTGTCGTTCGGCCACGACGTCGCCCGCCGGTGGGGTCGCAAGATCCGTGACGACCTCAAGGCCAACCCCCGCCTCGGCCTCACCCTGTCCGAGTCCACCCGGGCCCAGCACGAGTTCGAGCTCGTCGGCTACTCCGGCGGCGTGATCTGCGTCGGCGTCGAGGGCGGCCTCACCTCCCGACCGGTGGACCTGCTGATCATCGACGACCCCTACAAGGACGCGAAGCAAGCCGACTCCGCAGCCTGGGCCGCCACCGTCCGCAACTTCTGGACCGAGGTCGCCCTCCCCCGCCTTGCCCCTGGCGCACCCGTGGTGATCATCCAGACCCGGTGGCGCGAGGATGACCTCGCCGGGTGGCTCGCCACCGAGGGCGACGACTGGACCGTCCTCAACATCCCCGCCCAGGCCGACCACAACCCCGAGAGGGGCGAGACCGACGTCCTCGGCCGGCAGCCCGGCGAGTTCATGGAGTCCGCCCGCCGCCGCTCCACCGCCGACTGGGCCAAGAAGATCCGCGAGGTCGGATCCCGGGCTTGGAACGCGCTCTACCAGGGCCGCCCATCACCGGCCGAAGGGTCGATGTTCAAGCGCGACATGTGGGCCGAGTACGACGTTGCCCAGCACCTCGTCCGCGACGACGGCACCTGTATCGTCACGAGCTTCGACGACATGCTCATCTCCTGGGACCTGACCTTCAAGGGCACCGAGGGCACCGACTTCGTGTGCGGCCAGGTCTGGATGCGCCGCGGTGCCGACGCCTTCCTCCTCGACCAGGTCCACGCCCGCATGGACTTCCCCGAGACCTGCAGGCAGGTCCGGCAGCTCGCCGCCAAGTGGCCGCAAGCGCTGCTGAAGATCGTCGAGGACAAGGCCAACGGTCCAGCCGTCATTGCGGCACTCTCCCGCACGGTCCCCGGGATCGTGCCCGAGGAGCCGCAGGGTGGGAAGGAAGCCCGTGCCGCCGCGGTGTCCCCGCTGGTGGAGGCCCGCAACGTGTGGCTCCCTTCACCCGAGCTCGCCCCTTGGGTCGGCGGCCTGATCGACGAGGCAGCCGGCTTCCCGACGGCCGCTCATGACGACCGCGTGGATTGCCTGACCCAGGCGCTCAACCGGTTGATCCTGCAGCCGCTGATGCACGGTGAGGGCGGGCTGCAGGACCTCCGGCATGGTCTCGGTGCTGACTTCGAGCAGGCCGAGGCGCGAGGGTTCTGGTCCAGTCCCGTCTAGGCCGCCGGATACGTAGACGTCGTGGGCGAATAGTGGGAGAATGAGAGCGGCTCCCGAGGTGCTGGAAACACCGCCGGGAGCCTGACCCACTCACTCGACTACAACGAGGAAAGGGCTGCCGTGAAGGCTACCCACTGCTCGGTCCCAGAATGCGACCGCCCGATCAACGCTCGGGAACTCTGCAAGGCCCACTACTACCGGTGGTCGCGCTACGGCGACCCGCTCGGTACGCCACCACCGCGTGCACCACGACCCTTGAAGGCAAAGAACCCGTGCACTATCGACGGGTGCGACCTGGTCCAGTACGGGCGTGGCTGGTGCGAGAACCACTACGCCCGGTGGCGGCGGCACGGCTCGACCCACGACAAGCGCGCAGAGAGCCGCGACGCCCGTGTTCGCTTCGAGGAGCGAGTCGACCGGACGACCACCCCACTCGGGTGCCACCTCTGGCAGGGACCACCCAACGGGTCGGGTTACGGCTACTTCAACCTGAACGGCCGAAGCGTCGGCGCTCACGTCGCGGCCTGCCTCCTGGCGGGTGTCGACGTGCCTTCGGGCTACGAGCCCGACCACCTGTGCCGCGTCCCACTGTGCGTCCGCATGGACCACCTCGAAGTCGTCACCGCGGCCGAGAACAAGCGCCGAGCGGCGTCGGTGCGTTGGGGCAAGGTGTCGGCATGACCGCCGACCTACGTCATGTCGTCTACGCCAATCTGCGCAAGAACCTCCGCTTCCTGCGCCGCACGACCCGCAGCGGCGACCACTGGATGAAGCAACGCGACCTCGTCGACGCCCTCGCCCTGCAGGGCATCAGCGGCTGGCACCCGCAGACAGTCAGCCAGGTGGAGAACGGCAGTCGAGGCGTCGACGCGGCAGAGCTGGTTGCGCTCTCACGGATCTTCCGGGTGACTGTCGATGAGCTTCTGAACGCGGACGCCGGGCACGACCCGAGGCCCAGCATCGGGATCTACGAGCAGCTGACATGGCCGTGAATCCTGGGGTGCTGCAGCAGTTTGCCGACACGTACAGGGCGGCGTACAACACCAAGCCGCACCACGCCACGTCGATCACTGCCGCCGCGCTGGGGATCTCGCGCGCCACCGCGATTCGTCGCCTTGCCGCTGTCCGTGCGGCCGGGCTCTTCGTCGAGAGCAAGCACGGCCCGAAGCACGCCCGCTGGACTAGCGACGGGCCGTCGTGGCTTGCCTGCCGCCACTGTCGCGAGCCCTGGCCGTGCACATCTGCCCGCGACGGAGAGACCGCCGTCGACGGCCCTCATCTTTGCCCGGAGTTGACGGAGAGCTGCTCTCGCTGCCGCCCCATGCTTGGCTTATCGCCCGATACCCCCGCCCCCGTCGCACCCGGACCGTTGTGTGACGACGCCACCGCGCAGGACATCGCGGCCCACGCCGCCGCTGTCGTCGCCTACACCGTCGCGACCGCTGCTGCGAACCCCGTCTGACCCACCCCACGCCCGAGGAGGTCCACATGCCCGACTGGACCCTCACCGAGGCAGACGAGACCGCCGCCCTGGCGCCCCTGCAGGAGCAGCTGGCCGCCGAGCAGCAGATGGTGTGGCTCCTCAAGGAGTCCTACGCCGACCTAGAGAACCTCTACCGCGACGACCTCGGGTGGAAGAAGCTCGGCGGCGAGTCCACCGCCTTCACAGCCGAGGGCCGCAACCGCATGGCCGCCCTCGCCGACCTCTCCGCCACCGGCAACGCGCTGATCAAGCGCGGCCTGAACCTCCGCATCGCCTACGTGTGGGGCCAAGGCGTCACAGTCGCCGTGCGCGACGACGGCTCCACCGGCCAGGACGTCAACGCCGTGTGGCAGGCGTTCTGGGACGAGGCCACCAACCGCCGCGAGTTCACCTCCTCGGAGGCCCAGACCCGCTACGAGCGGCGCCTCGGCACCCGCGGTGAGGCGTTCTGGGCGTTCCCCACCGACCCGCTCACTGGTCGTGTCCGGGTCCGGCACATCCCGGCGAAGGAGATCGTCGACCGGGTCTGCAACCCCGAGGATGTCGCCGACGTGTGGCTCTACAAGCGGTTGTGGACCGCCGTCACCCTCGACCGTGCCACCGGCCGCAAGGGCACCGAGCAGCGCATCACGTACTACCCGGCGCTCGGGTTCTACCCCCGCCAGCGCGCGCAGTCGTGGGACGGCACCGAGATCCGGTGGGACGCACCCATGCGCCCGGTCACTGTGAACTGCCCCGACGAGGACTGGCGCGGTGTTGGCGACGTCCTCGCCGCGATGCCCTGGGCGAAGATGGACAAGGAGTTCTTGGAGGACCTGGCCGTCTACATGCGGGCCCTGACCCGGATCCTGGGCCAGATCACTGCGAAGTCCGGCCGCGCGGCCTCTGCCGCAGCCGCGGCCGTGAACGCCGCCAACGTCGCCGGTGGCACCCCGGCCGGCGCCTGGGCCGCGACCGACGCTGGGACCACGATGTCGATGGTCTCCAAGTCCGGCGCCCAGATCGACGGCGAGACCCACCGGCCGTTCGCGACCATGGTCGCCGCCGCCCTCGAGGTCCCCCTGACCATGCTGCTCGGCGACCCGGGCGTCTCCGGCTCGAGGGCGACCGCCGAGACCCTGGACCAGCCGACCGAGCTCATGGCCCGGCTGCGCCAGGAGGTCCACGCGGAGTTCTTCCGCGACGTCGCCGGCTACGTCATCGACATGGCCGTCGTCGCACCCCGGGGCTCGCTGCGTGGCAGCGTCGTGCGCGACGGTGACCGCCTAGTCGTGACGCTGCCTGAGGGCGACGACCGCACGGTCGACATCGACTGGCCCGAGTTCGACTCCACCCCGCTCAAGGACCTGGTCGCCGCGATCGCCGAGGCCGACGCCACCGAGAAGGTCCCGCCGGTCGAGATCTTCAAGCTGTTCGCCCGGGCGTTCGGGCTCGACGACATCGACGACCTGATCGACGCGATGACCGACGAGGACGGCAACTGGATCGACCCGGCTGCTAGCGCCGGCGACGTGGCCGCCCAGAGGTTCCGCCGCGGCGGCGACCCGGCCGGCGTGACCGACCCCGAGGCCTGACCGTGGCCGTCACCCGCCGCACCCTGCGCCTCCAGGAGCAGCTCCGCCGCGAGCTGCTGGCCATCACCGACACCCAAACCCGCACCCTGGTCAGCGCCTGGGTCGACGCCTGGAACGAGGTCGAGGCCGACCTCACCGCCGTCCTCCTCGACATGCTCACCGCCGGCGACCAGGTCACCCGCGCCCAGCTGCTCCGATCCACCCGCCTCCGCAAGGCCCTCGGCGTCATCGCCGACCACCTCGAGCGGCTCATCGAGGACGCCGGAATCACCATCACCGGCGACCTGCGCACGGTCATCGACACCGCAGGCGGCGCCCAAGCCTCCGTCATCGACTCCCAGCTCCCGCCCCGCTCCAACCTCCTCGACGACCTCGACTCCTGGTCGCGCGTCAGCGAACGCCAGATCGAGGCGATCGTGACCCGGTCCACGCAGCAGATCACCTCGCTCCTCGACCCCCTCTCCGGTGAGGCGTACGACGCCGTACGCCGCGAGCTCATCCGCGGCGTCGCCTCCGGCTCCAACCCCCGCGCCACCGCGGCGCGGATGGTGCGCCGCGCCGAGAAGGGCTTCAACGGCGGCCTCAACCGGGCACTCACCATCGCCCGCACCGAGACCCTCGACGCGCACCGCACCGCCGCCGCTCTCGGCCAGGCGCAGCACGGCGACGTGCTCGCCGGGTGGACGTGGCTCGCGAAGCTCGACACCCTCACCTGCCCCTCGTGCTGGTCCCAGCACGGCACCCTCCACGACCTCACCGACCCGGGCCCGTTTGACCACCAGTCCGGCCGGTGCGGACGGATGCCCACCGTGAAGCCCTGGTCGGACCTCGGCCTCGACATCGACGAGCCCCCGTCGTTGATCCCCGACGCCGGGGACCTCTTCGACGGGCTCACCTCAGCCGAGCAGCTCGCGATCCTCGGCCCGGCCCGGTACGACGCCTGGGCTCGCGGGGAGTTCCCGCTCACCGCCTGGTCGGTGCGGCGTACGACGCCCGGGTGGCGCGACTCGTTCGGTGTCGCGCCGGTGCCTCAGAGCGGTGGCCGGGTCCGGTCCGTGGCCTGAGCCGGTTCGTACCTGACCGACCCGCAGCGGACGCACGACGACGTGACGTCCAACCGGGTCCTGCGCAGCCCCACCTCGACCAGCCGCCACACGTGCTCGACGCAGTCCGCGTCGTCGTCAGCACCCATCCGCCGAACGCTACCCGTGACCGGGAGGTCTGACCATGCCCAAGCCGCTCACCGAGAGCGTCAACCTCGCCGAGGCTTCCACCTCGACGACCGACGACGCAGGCCTACTCGAGGTCGAGTTCATCACCCCCGGCTGGGGCTCCTCGGGCTACTACTCCCCGAAGGTCATCGAGGCCGCCGCCCCGCTCTTCGCCGTCGGCACCCACATGTACTTCGACCACCCCACCGAGACCGAGCACCACGAGCGCCCCGGTCGTTCCGTGCGGGACCTCGCTGCCGTCATCATCGAGGCCGGCGTCGTCAACAAGGCCACCGGTGGCATCCGCGGCAAGGTCAAGCCCCTCGCTCCCTACCGCGAGCTCCTGACCGATGAGGCATTCGCCTCCAACGTCGGGGTCTCCATCCGCGCCTCCGCCTCCGACATCGTCGTGGGCGAGGCCGAGGGACGCCGCGGACCCATCATCGAGGGCCTGGTCGAGGTCGACTCTGTCGACTTCGTCACCCGCGCCGGCCGCGGCGGGAAGGTCCTCGCGGTCCTCGAGTCCGCCCGGCACGCCGACGTCCATGAGGCCACAGCCTCTGACCGCCACCAGCAGCTGCAGCGCGCCGTCCGCGCCGAGCACGACGGAACGAACGGGTGGGTCTACGTCCGCGACCACGACGCCGACGAGCGCGTCGTGTGGTTCGAGATCTCCGGCGAGGGCCCCACCGAGACCTGGCAGCAGACCTACGACGTCGGCGCCAACGACGTCGACATCACCCTGACCGGCGAGCCCACCCGGGTCTCGGCGCTCACCACCTACGTCCCGGTCACCCGGCCGGACAGCACCATCCCAACCACGGAGTCCCAGGAGGACACCATGCCCAAGATCCAGATCGAGGAGGCCGAGCACGCTCGCCTCACCGAGACGGCCGGTCGGGTGGACGCGCTCGAGTCCGAGAACGTCACCCTGAAGGCCGAGCGCGACCAGCTCCGCGAGGCCGACGCCACCCGCGTCCGCACCGACCGTGCCCGCGAGATCGTCGCCGACCGCGCCAAGGAGGCCGGCGTCGAGTTCACCGCTCTCGAGGCCCGCGGCCTGATCGCTGACCTCCCCATCAAGGACGGCGCCCTCGACGAGGACGCGTTCACCACCACCGTCGACGAGAACGCCACCGCCAAGAAGAGCCCCGGCACCGGCGTCAAGGGCTTCGGCGCCTCCGCCCAGACCACCGAGGAGTCCGCCACCGAGCGGCCCACGACCACCCCGTGGGGCCGCCCCCTCACGGTGAAGGGAGCCTGACATGGCCACCAACGAGAAGTTCCGCCCCGGCGACAAGGTCTCCCTGCCCGTCGCGGCCGGCAAGAAGTCTGGCGACCCGGTCCGCGTGGGCAGCCTCAACGGTGTCTGCGCCACCGACCGCGCCAAGGTCGACGTCTCCCCGACGAACACCGACGGCACCGTCAACGCCACCTACAACTACGGCGGCGGCAACATCACCGGCAACGCGTCGGTGTGGCTCGACGGCGGTCACGAGTTCACGGTCGCGTTCGCGGTCGCGAACATCGGCGACCCCGTCTACATCCTCGCCGACGGCTCCGCCCTCACCGGCACCGTGACCGCGAACAACCTGTACGGCCACGCCCTCACCACGAAGGGCGCGCCCAGCGGGCCCCTGACCGTTCGCATCGCGAACTGATCGGAGCACGACCATGACGATCGAGCTGCTCACCGGAGACGCCGCGGTCAACGCCGCCTCGGACTCCGACTTCTCCGGCACCTTCAACCCCCGCGCCCTGCGCGTCGGGGAGTCGCTCGCCGAGCGTGCCACGACCATGTTGGGCGAGGCCTTCGCCAACAAGTGGGGCGCCGACGTGCGCCTCGCCGAGGCGTTCTCGACCAGCGACTTCAAGCTCGCCGCCTCGGTCGAGCTCGACAAGGAGATGCTCACCCAGTACGACGAGCTCCCCTCCACGTGGGACCAGTACTCCGACACCACCACCGTGCGGGACTTCCGTCCCAAGCGGCTGCAGTCGCGCTGGCGCTCCACGATCGGGATGTCCCGGGTCCCCGAGCTCACCGAGTACCCGGCCGACGACCGCCGCGGTGCCACCGAGTACGCGATCCAGGTCGCCAAGTACGGCCGCCGGTTCGCGATCTCGTGGGAGGCCTGGATGAACAACGAGGCCATCGGTGAGATCGAGGACCTCCCCGGCGAGCTGGCCCGCCAGGCCCGCGAGACCGAGATGATCGCCGCGGTCTCCAACCTGCTGCTCGTCGACCCGGCGACCAACACCGCCACCGACGTCAACACCGGCTTCTTCAAGGCCGGCAACGGCAACACCCCCACGGCACTGCCGCTGAACCGCGCCAACCTCAAGTCGGTGTGGGACGGCATGGCGACCAAGAAGGACCCGAACAGCAAGCGGGTCATCGCCCGGCCTGACATGACCCTGGTCATCCCGAAGTCGCTCGAGGCCACCGTGCTCTCGATCGTGCGACCGACGGTCGTCCGGACCACGGTCAACGGTGTCGAGGTCGAGGAAACCAACGAGTTCTCGTCCTTGTCCTACGTCGTCGAGCCGATGCTCGACTTCGTCAACGCGCACGCGAACGCCGCGACCACGTGGTTCCTCGTTCCCAAGCCGCGCAGCACGCGCCCTGCCCTGTGGGTCGCGAAGCTGGCCGGCCACGAGCAGCCCGACCTGCGCGTCAGGGCCGACACCGGCCAGCGCGTCGGTGGCGGTGACATCTCGGCGCTCGAGGGGTCCTTCGAGATCGACGACATCCAGTACCGCGGTCGTCACATCGTCGGCAACCAGCAGGGCGACCCGCTGTTCACCTACGTCTCGCGCGGCGCCTGAGCCGAGACCTGCACCGCCGGTGGGCGGGGCGGCGATCCCGCCCCGTCCACCGGATCAGCACCACCTGAGGAGGACCCATGGCCACGCCCAACGAGCTCGTCCGGTTCCTCGTCAACGACGTACGTCTCGGGGACGTCACCGGCAACGCCTTCTCTGACCTCGAGATCGACGGCTACCTCGCGCTCGAGGGCGGCAATGTCAAGCGTGCCGCCGCGCAGGCCATCGACACGATCGCCGACAACGAGGCCCTCGCCTCGAAGGTCTACCGCTCCCAGGACGTCGGTACCGACGGCGCGAAGATCGCCGACGCGCTCCGCAAGCGCGCGACCGCCCTGCGCGCCCAGGCTGACCGTGAGGACGACCAGGCTGACGAGAGCACCCACTTCTCGCTGGTGAACTTCGACGGACCCACCCGTTGCGGGCCCGAGCTCACCGAGCGGCCCTGGTGATGCAGCGCCAGCACACCGGCCGCCCCGGCACCCGCGTCCTCCCCAACGAGACCGCCGGCCGCGCCGTGCTCGGCCGCACCATGACCGCCCCTGTCATCCTCCGCGCCCCGGGCACCGTCCAGGCCTGGTCGGACGCCGAGCAGCAGATGGTCGCCACCCCGAACGCCCCCTACTTCGACGGCCTGGCCCGCATCCAGGCCATGACCAACGACGCCCGCGAGACCAACGCCGCCGAGGACACCATCACCGTGTCCGGCTACCTCGTCACCGTGCCCGCGACCGTGGCTGCCTCCGTCGACGACGAGGTCGTGCCCACCAACACCGGCGACACCACCCTCGACGGCCGCGTCCTCCGTGTCCGCGACGTCGTGCGCGGCACCGCCGTGCGGTTCGAGCGCGACCTGATCTGCACTCTCGGGACCTAGGAGACACACCATGGGCGCCAACCTCGACATCACCCAGGCCGTCGCCCACGGGTCCCGCCTCGCCCAAGCAGGCGTACGGATCGGCGCGCCCGCCTCGGCGGTGCTGCGTCGTACGGCGTTCGCGATCGAGGCCGACGCCAAGGCCCTCATCGTCGCGATGGACGCCGTCGACACCGGCGACATGCTCAACAGCGTCACGACCGAGATCACCGGCGACGGCCGCTCCGGGTCGATGTCGGCCGAGGTCGGCCCCACCGTCGACTACGGCATCTACGTCCACGAGGGCACCTCCGTCATGGCTGGCCGCCCCTACCTGGCCAACGCTTTCGACCGCCAGGTCCCCGGCTTCCAGGCTGCCCTCGCCCAGCTCGCCGCGGCCGGGACCTGAGCGCCGTGCCCGAGATCTCGCGCCGTCTCGTCGCGGTCGCGGTCGCGACCCGCCTGGTCGGGGTCACCAACGCGACCGGGTACGTCGGCAAGGTCTCCGCCCTAAGCGGCCTCCCCGGTGTCACCGGCACCCCCGACTCCCCGCCCGTGAAGTCCGCGTCTGACGCCCGCGTGAAGCCCTACTTCGTGCTCTTCCCCGGCGCCGGCACCCCCGGCCCCGAGACCGATCTCGGAGACAGCGTCGTCGACCTGGACCTCCCCTTCCAGCTCACCGTCGCCGGCGGCGACCTCTACGACGTCCTCGCCCTCGCTGACCGCGTCCACGCAGCCCTCCACCGGTGGGCCCCTGTCGTCGACGGACACCAGTGCGGGCCCCTGCGCGTCCCGCCCGGCTACGCCCCCGGGGTGGTCCTCACCGACCGCGACTTCACCCCCCACCGCCTCTACACGCCGCTGCAGTACCAGCTCACCGCGCACACCTGACCCTGGCGCTCGTCCGGGGACCCGCCACCCAAGGAGAACGCTCATGGCAACCATCCCCTACCAGCAGGTCGCGATCCCGGGCACCGTCCCGGCCCTCGCGGCCGCGTCTGTCGGCGGCGACAACGTCGTTCCCAACAACCGCGGCGCCCTCATGGTCCGCAACGGCAGCGCCGCCTCGATCAACGTCACCGTCGCCGTGCCCGGCAACAGCCGGTACGGCCCCGCCAACCCCGACCCCGTCATCGCGGTCGCCGCCGGCGCCACGACCCTCATCGGCCCCTTCCCCTTCGACCTCGCCGACCCCATCGACGGCCTGGTCGCCATCACCTACAGCGCGGTCGCGACGGTCACCGTCGCCGCCGTCCAGATCTGAGAGGCGCACCCATGGACGGCTTCACCGAGGTCTACGACACCCGCACCGGCTTCAAGCAGCGGGTCCCGCAGGGCTGGCTCGCCGACCCTGTCCTGGGCCGACTCATCAAGAAGAGCCCCTCCCAGCGCGCCCTTGACGGCGAGATCGGTCCCGCCCCCACCGCGGACTCCACCGTCCCGGAGATCCGCGAGTTCGCGAAGTCCGCCGAGATCGACCTCGGCGGAGCGACCAAGAAGGACGAGCTGCTCGCCGCCGTCCAGGCCGTGATCGGTACGGACCCCCTGCCCGTCGACACCGCAGCCGCCACCGACGTCGCCGTCGTGACACTGCCCGTCGGCCAGGCCGTCGACAGCCCCGTCGGCGCCCCCACCAGCACGGACCCCGCCCCGGGATCCGGAGAGACCCCGGCCACCGGGGACGAGGAGAACTGACATGCCCAAGAGCCTCGCCGACGGCCACATCAAGCTGGCCATCCTGACGACTGCACCCGCCAACCTCGCCGCGCCCACCGTGGCCGAGCTCAACGCCGGCATCAACGCTGCCTGCCGGATCCTGGCTTCCGACTTCACCTTCGGGCCCACCGACTCCGACAAGGTCGCCGAGAAGGCGCTCTGCGACATCAACAACGTCAACGCCATCGGTGCCTCGAACTACCAGGCGGGTCTCACGATCTTCCGGTACTTCAACGCCGCCACCGGTGTCGCCGACCCCACCGAGGACTCGCTCTTCACGGCCACGAAGGTGAAGGGCACGACCCTCTACATCTACGCCCGCGAGACCGGGAAGCTCGAGACCTCGCCGTGGGCCACGAGTGACGAGATCTTCCTCGGCGGCGCTGTCCTGACCGACACCCCGCAGCGCCCGTCGGACGCGGGTGGCTACATCAAGCGCCGCGTCCCGATGGAGCCGCAGTCGATGTTCCCCTACATCGCCGTCGCCTGACCCGCAGGCCCCTGAACGGGGTGGTGGGCGTTCGTCGAGGGCCGCCCGCCACCCCACTACCTCGACATCCCCTCGACACACCTCGACAGGAGCCCCACCATGACCCAGCACACCGACGACACTGCCCTCGGCGACACCACCCCAGCGCCGGCCGCTCACCCCTTCGGCAACCCCGACGCCCCCCTCGACCTCCCAGATGTGGTGCGCTCCCGCACCGTCGAGGAGATCCTCGCCATGGCCCGCCGCCCGGAGAAGCACGCCCGCGTCTGCCTCCGCGCCGACTTCGAGGCCCGCCTCGACCGCATCCTGGGCGAGCTCGTGACCCTGGTTACCCCGCAGGGCGAGCTCATCGAGGACCCCGAGGCATCCATGGGCGAGGAGAGCACCGCCTCCCGCGCCCGGGCCCTCAACGACGACGCGACCGCGATCCGCCGGGAGATGAACGACGCCATGTGGTTCCCCCTGTTCCGCGGCATGTCCTCCGAAGACATCGCGGTCTTCAACAAGAAGCACTTCCCGAAGAACGCCGACAAGGACGGCAACGTCGACCTGTCCGAGTACAACATCCTGCTCACCGCAGAGTGCTCGGTCGAGCCGAAGATGACGTCCGACGAGGTCCGCGCCCTCAAGTCGACGCTGGGGTCGAAGGCCTACAAGGCGCTCGTCAAGACCGCCCAGGACGTGTGCACCGAGGGCGGGGTGGATGTCCCAAAATCACCGCTCTCATTGCGCAACCTGACGCTGCAGTAGCGCGTCAGGTCATCGCCGCTGCCAGGGCGTCGATGGTCGCTCCGACGATCTTCCTCGGCCTGCGGATGCGGTCCACGACCTACCTGTACGACGACCCCGGCCACCCTGACCGGCCCACCGGGACCATCGCGTCCCCGGACTATGTGGCCGAGGACCGGGCGCTCCTCGTGGCGCTGCAGGCCTACGAGGCAGACCTGTGCCGGTGCGGGCAGCCGCGGTCTGTGGCGTGGCACACCGACATGGACGGGTTCTACGGCGAGGGCGGCGAGGCGCTGCAGGTCGTGTGCTTCGCGTGCACGGCCATTCAGGGCGGCGAGAAGAAGGTCACCTACCCCGTCGTGTGGAACACCCGCCCCGCCTCGAAGGGCCCGCTACCGCCCTTCGTTCTCGGCGTGACCACCACCGACAGCTGACCCCCCTTGTGCTTCACGACGACGGAACGGAGGTGGATGACCGGTGAGTGCTGAGGTCCGCTCCGTCGTCGTGAAGCTCTCCATGGAGAACGCGCAGTACATCGCTGCCGCGATCGCCTCCGGGGACGCCCAGGTCAAGGCCATGGGCAAGGCCAAGGCCGCGACCATGTCGCAGGGCCAGGCCATCGACAGCCTCGGAGGCAAGGCCGGGAAGATCGGCCTCGTCGCCGCGGCGGGGCTGGGCCTCATGGCCAAGGCCGCCATGGACTGGGAGTCGCAGTGGGCCGGGGTCACCAAGACCGTCGATGGCACCGGAGCCCAGCTCAACGAGCTCGAGGGCGACCTCCGCGACCTCGCCACCAGCCTCCCCGCCACCCACGAGGAGATCGCCGGCGTCGCGGAGGCTGCCGGCCAGCTCGGTGTGGCTCGCGAGGACATCACCGCGTTCACCAAGACGATGATCGACCTGAGTGAGACCACCAACCTCACCGCCGACCAGGCTGCGACCGACATCGCACAGATCTCCAACGTCATGGGCACCGGCGTCGACGACGTCGACAACTTCGGTGCCGCCCTCGTTGCGCTCGGCAACGACGGCGCCTCCACCGAGGCGCAGATCCTCGGGATGGCACAGCGCATCGCCGGTGCTGGTGCGCAGATCGGGCTCGCGGAGTCCGACATCCTCGCGATCGCGAACGCCGCGGCGTCCATGGGCATCGAGGTCGAGGCCGGCGGGTCGGCGATCTCGCGGGTCTTCACCGACATGGCGAAGGCGACCGCTCAGGGCGGTGCCGAGCTCGACAAGTTCGCCGCCGTCGCCGGTATGACCGCCGCCGAGTTCGCAACAGCGTTCGAGAGCGACCCGGCCCAGGCGTTCGCGTCGTTCACCACGGGGCTCGACCGGATCAACCAGGCCGGCGGCGACGTCTTCACCACCCTCGACGGCCTCGGTCTGTCCGACGTCCGCGTCTCCCAGGCCCTCCTCGGCATGGCTGCCTCTGGCGACCTCTTGACCGACTCTTTGGCCCTTGGGGCTTCGGCGTGGGAGGAGAACACCGCTCTCGCCGATGAGGCCGCGAAGCGGTACGACACGACCGCGGCGAAGACCCAGGTGGCGTGGAACAAGATCAAGGACGCCGGCATCGAGGCCGGCGGCGCGCTGCTGCCCGTGGTCGCCGAGATCGCCGATGGCGTCGGGATGATCGCGGACGCCTTCGGGTCCCTGCCCGCCCCCGTGCAGGGTGCGCTGACGAAGCTGCTCGCCATCACTGCGGTGGTGGGTGGGGCTGCTTGGTTCGGGTCGAAGGTCATCAGCGGTGTCACCGAGACCCGTGAGGCGATTCGTGGCCTCGGGACCGATTCGGGGACGGCCGGCGGGAAGCTGCGCGGCCTGGGGATCGCCGCGTCGATCGCGGTTGGGCTCTACGCCCTCGACGAAGCCCTAGACGCGATCGCGGAGTCCACCGACCGGGCGGTACCCGGCGTGGAAGGCCTCACGAACAACCTCCTCAACATGGGCAAGGCCGAGGCCATGAAGGCCCTCGCCCAGGACTTTGGTGACCTCGGCGCCGCGATCAGCGCCCTCGACGACCCGGGGATCATGGCGGACATCGCCGGGTTCTACGACTCGATCCCCCTCGGCCTCGGTGGCCTGGCTGACAACGTGATCCCTGGTCTGCAGTCGACCAAGCAGGAGTCCCGTGAGGCGGCCGCGTCTATCAAGGCCCTCGACGACGCGCTGGCCGGGATCGTCGCAGCTGGGGCGCCGGACCAGGCCGCTGCTGCACTCGAGGGCCTGGCGGGTGCCTACCAGCTCACCGAGGCCGAGCAGGCGAACCTGCTGGCGTTGCTCCCGACCTACCGTGAGTCCCTTGACGCCACCGCGAATGCCGCCATCCTCAGCGGGGAAGCCACCGAGGGGGCAACCGGGGCGACCGACTCGTACGTGAGGGCCGCTCAGGCGGCGGCCAAGGCGTCCCAGGAGGAGGCCCAGGCGCTCGCCGACGCTACGGACGCGATGCACGAGAAGCGCGACGCGACCCTGGCCGCGTTTGACGCCGAGACCGCCTACCGCCAGGCTCTCAAGGCCGCCCGCGAGCAGGGTGACAAGAACCAGGCGGGTATCAAGGGCAACTCCGCCGCCGCCTTGGAGAACCGCGCCGTCATCTCCGGTCTCGCGTCTGCGTGGAACAGCCAGTCGGCCGCGGTGAAGAACAACAACGCCAAGTTCCGCGAGGCCCGCTCCGCGTTCATCGAGACCGCGACCGCGATGGGTGTCCCCATCGGCAAGGCCCGCGACCTCGCCCGCCAACTCCTCGAGATCCCCCGCTCCCGTCTCATCGAGATCCAGGCCAAGACGGAGGCCGCGGCCGCACGGTTGGCTGACATCAAGCGCGGCATCGACGTCATCCAGTCGAAGACCGTCACGGTCACCGTGCGGCACCAGGAGTCGGGCACCGCCGACAACGCCCCCTTCGTGTCCGGCGGCTCCACCGTCCCCCGCCGCGCCCGTGGCGGCCCCGTGTTCGGGCCCGGGACCAGCACCTCGGACTCCGTCCCGATCCTTGCCTCCACCGGCGAGTACGTCGTCAGGGCCGCCGCCGTCGACCACTACGGCGTCGACACCTTCGAGCGCATGAACGCCCTCCGTCTCGCCGGCGGCGGCCTCGTGTCGTCGACGTACGCCCGCACACGCGGCACCTCCGGCCCTGGCGACGACGCTCTGGGCCAGCTCCGCGACGACGCCCTCATGCTGGCCGGCGCATTCGCCGAGGCTGCCTCCACCACGCAGGACGCCACGAAGGGGATCCGCCGCAACGTCGAGGAGCGCCTTGAGATCGCCCAGGCCATCTCCGGGATCCGCGACCTCAAGCGGTCCCTCAACGCCGACGGCAAGGACCGCCTCAACGGCCTCGACCGGAAGATCGCCCAGCTCGAGCTGCAGGCCGCCGAGCGGGCCTTGAAGCTCCTCAAGACCCAGGAGCAGCGCGAGGCCCGACAGGAAGCGCGCGACGCACGCCGCGAGGCCCGCGAGGAGCTCGCAAGCCGCCGCGACGCGCTGCGTGGAATCGGCGACAACCTGTCCTTCGACAACATCACCCCCGACAACACCCCCCGCACCGTCCTGATGGACATCAACGCCGAGATCGCACAATTCCGCGCCGACATCATCGAGGCCGGTGGCACCTGGACCGGTGCGCTCAAGGACTGGGCAGCCGAGATGCGCGCCACCGCCAAGGCCTTCGACACCGTCCAGGCCGCACTGGTCGAGGAGACCCGCAAGCGCGACGAACTGATCGAGTCCCTGAACTCCCAGCAGCAGGCCCTCGACCAGCTGATGCAGACGATGTCGTCGTACGCCTCGTCGGTGTCCGGGAACTTCCTCTCCGACCCCTTCAACGGCGGCTACACGACCAGCACACCCGGCACCGGCACGACCCCCGAGCTCGAAGGGCAGCGGTCCGCCCTGGCCGCGGCTGAGGCGCAGCTCATCGCGATCCGCTCTGGCCCCGGGGCGGACTCCGTCGCAGCTGCCGCCGAGGCCTCGCGCCTCATGGTCCAGATCCAGGCCATGCGCGCCTCCGTCGAGGCGGCCGCTGCGCAGGCCTCGGAGCCCGTCGAGACCACCGTCACGGGGCTACAGGCCCTCGAGCAGGTCCTCCTCGCCGACACCGCGGCCGCCGAGCGCATGGCCGCTGCCCTGGCGCTGCTCGAGGAGAAGGGCCTCGACACCGAAGGAGCACTCGGTGGGCTCTACGAGCAGCTCGCCGCATCCGGGGACTTCGCCACGGCCGAGGAGCTCGCGGCCCTGTCCGAAGAGCAGATCGCCTACTACGAGCAGCTCTTCACGACCCGGGAGAACGCCGCGGCGACCGTAGGGGCGCTCGCCACGCAGGCCGTCTACGGGGAGCAGCAGGCCGTCCTGGTCGCGACCATCGCCGCCACCACCGCAGCGATCGCCGCCCAGGACCTCACCATTGCGGCCCTTAACGCTGAGCTCGCGACCCTCGGGGCCGAGGTCCGCGCCGGCGCTGCAGCCGGGGTCCAGGCGCTGCAGCCGATGATCAGCGGTCTCCGCGCCGACGTGCGGCAGATCCCCCGCGAGACCGCCCAGCTCGTCCGCCAGCAGGGAGGCCGCTGACATGCCGATCGTGATCGGCGACGGAGTCGGCGAGCCCGGCGGAACCCTCGCGTTCTGCGCGATCTGGTTCAACCTGGCAGCCAACCCCGCCGACCTCTGCTCCTTCCGCAAGGCCGACGAGAAGATCGGCATCACGATCGACACCCGCACCGAGGTCCGCCAGCTCGCCAACCGGCGACGCATCGTCCGCCGCGGCGTCGCGGCCTACACCAGCATCGACCTGTCGCTGCCCCACTGCGAGCCCGCGCAGATCGAGTGGCTCCGCGACCACGCCGGGCAGCTCGTCTGCGTCCGTGACCATGTAGGGACCAAGGTTTACGTCGTCTACGCCCAGCTCCCCCGCGAAGTCCTCACCCGCGTCCGGGACTGGGCCGACGTGAAGCTCAGCCTCGACGAGATCACCCACACCGAGGCGGTCTGACGATGCAGCCGCTGACCGCCGCGCCGCGCGAGGACCTTACCGACGACCAGGTTCGGGCCCTGCTGACCGGCGACGACATCACCGTCACCGCCGGCCTCGAGCTCCTCGACACCCAGAACCGGGTCGTGGCCGACATCAGCGACGACCTCGCTGCGGGCGGGGTCGTCGAGCACGACGGTCGCGCGGTCGTGCACGGCGTGTGTCGGCTCTCGATCAGCCGGTGGTTGGCGTGGGGCCGCGACCGGGTCCGCCCCTACGTGACCCTGTCCAACGACGCAGTGACGGCGCGGTTCAACTGCGGCGTCTACGTCCTCACCACCCCGCAGTCGCGGCGCAGCGACGACACGCCCATGTACGACGTGCAGGGCTACGACCTGCTGCAGCTGCTCCTCGACCCAGTCGGCGACACCTACCTCGTGGTGCCGTACCCGGGCGCCGACCTGGTCGTGAACGGGTCGGTCGAGACCGACACGACGGGCATCGACTCGAACTCGGGGTTCGGGACCTACACCCCGGCGACCTTCGCGAGGACGACGTCGAAGCACTCCGGTGCCGGGGTGGCCTCGCTCGAGGTGACGTGGCCGACCGCGGCGAACTCGTGGGTGAACTGGGGCCTCTCGGGCCTCATCGTCGGGAAGACGTACCTCTTGACCTGCGACGTGTGGGTCCCCGCCGGTGGCCCCGACGTACGCCTCGACATCCTCTTCGTCGCGTCCTCCCCGTGGCAGACCACAGCGAAGGACCAGTGGGTGACGCTCGACTTCCTGTGGACCGCCACCACCTCGAACGTGTTCTTCGGTCCTGCGGTCCGCATCACCACCGCGGGCATGAAGACGTGGGTCGACCGGATGACGTTCACGCCGCTGTCCACGACGTACCTCGACGCGGTGAAGGCCGCCATCTCTGCTGCTGGTGCCGGTGCACCGGTGCGGCTCGACGGGACCGAGCACGTCGCGGTCCTGCCCTCGACGATGGTGTGGGCGCTCACGGACTCCAACCCCGCGACGTGGCTGCAGATCATCAACGACCTCCTCGCCTCGATCAACTACCGCGAGCTGTGGTGCGACGAGGACGGCACCTACCGGTCCGAGCCCTACCAGGACCCGAAGACCCGACCGGTGGAGTGGACCTTCGACACCGCCGACGAGCGGACCAACCTCGTCGGTGAGGAGTCGACCGTCGACGAGGACGTGTGGTCGGCGCCGAACCACTGGCGGTTCGTGCGCCGCGGCATGGACGTCACCCCGATCGAGGGCGACGGGATCTACACGGTGCAGAACCTCAACCGTGGGGCGTCGTCGCAGGCCTCGATCAAGCGGGTCCGGCGGCGGGTCGTGTTCCTCGACGCGGCGAACCAGGCGGCCCTGGTCGCGCAGGGCGACCGCATCGTCATCGAGGACACCGCCGCGACCAGGACGCTGACGTACGAGATCGACCCGCTCCCGATCGTGGGGCACCTCGACGTGGTCCGGATGATCGACGGCGACTCGAACGACAAGGTTGAGGTCATCAACTCGACGACGAGTCTCGACGGCGCCCCGGGGCGTTGGGTCATGGAGGTCGTGGGCTGATGGCCACTCGTCCGATCACCGAGGTCCAGACGGCCGCGACGGTCACCATCAGCGTCCCGCTCACGATCCTCGTCGACGGCGCGACCACACCGTGCCCCGCGAACGTTCTCGACGCCGGTGTCTACGGCGTCGGGCAGAGGGTCACCGTCACCGTCCGCAACCCCCTGCTGCCGCTAGTCCAAGGAGTCGAGTCATGACCGTGCCCCTGACCCTGCGTGAGATCGCGATCCAGGCCGCTCAGGACGCGAGCGCAGCCCGGACGGCCATCGCCCGGGGTGTGCTCGCGGACGTGCTGCAGCCGGCGGATGTGGCCGGGCTGGACGTGGTCGATGACACCGTCGAGGTTGTGGTGTTCGGTGACACCGACGGGACCCGCCTCTCGGTGCGCGGCGACGCAGTCGCCCTCGTCGACGGTGAGACCGGTGGGGCGTGGACCAACCTCGGTGCGGTGGGGTCGCTCGTCGAGCTCGGCGCGATGCTGGGCGCCGGCTGATGGGCGCCTGGCAGCAGATCGCGCCACTGCCGGTCGCAGTTGCGACGGGCGCGGGTTTGTTCCACGACGGCAAGGTCTACGTCTTCGGTGGCGCTAACAACAGCGGGCTCACGTCCTCGACGTTTATCTACACCCCCGAAACGAATACCTGGGCGAGCGGTGCCCCGGTCCCCGCGGCGCTCTTCGGCTACGCGTTCTCGGTCGGCACCAAGATCCACTTTCTCGGTTTCAGCACGACCAGTGGAGCCGTGAAGCACCACTACCGCTACGACCCGGCGACCAACACCTGGGAGAACCGCGCGACCCCGCCCACGTTCCGCGGCCAGCCCCTCGGCTTCCAGGACGCGGCCGGCCGCATCTACCTGGCTATGGGGCGCGAGGGTCTCGGCGGCAGCAGCGGCTACTCGCCCTCCTACATCGTGGAGCGTTACACCCCGGGATCAAACACCTGGGAGACTCTGACGCCCGCCCCGTACTCTGATGAGCAATACAGCATCACTGGTGTCATGGGTGACGACGGCAAGCTCTACTGCGGCCACCAGACATTCGCCAGCAGGTTGTACGTCTACGATCCGGCAACCGGAGTGTGGTCCCTCACCCCCGAGACCGCATCCCTTCCCGACTGGGGCTCCGGCGCCTACAACCAGCCCGTGTCACGGCTTGCGAGCGGAACGATTCTTGCGCTCCCAGGCAATCACGGAGGCGAACGGCGGAAGCGCGTCGACGGCTACACCCCCGGCGCAAGTGCGTGGGCGCTTGGCGTGATCCCGGACTACCCAGGTGCCGTGCTCGACTATCCGGCTGTCGCGACGGATCCCTCCGGGTTCGTCTACCTCATCGGCGGCGAGGACAACTACGGCGGGGGCTCGTCATCCGCCCAGGCCTACGTCTACCTCGAGAACCGCACCCCCAACGCACCCGTCCTGACAACTATGGTCGGTGGCGCGCTGATCTCGACCGCGTCACCGAACCGTGCCGCGCACACCTTCAACGACCCCGACACCGGCGACTCCCAGTCGAAGTTCGAGCTCCGGCACCGCATTGTCGGCACCGTCACCTGGACCACCGTCGTCGTCAACAGCCCCAACCCGTTCTACGACTTCCCGCCCGGGACCTTCACTCCCGGCAACTACGAGCGCCAGGTCCGCACCTGGGACGCCGGAGGCCTCGTCGGGCCCTGGTGCGCGTCCGGGTTCTTCACCGCGGCCAACCCGCCCGCTGGTCCGTCGATCACGTACCCGATCAACGGTCAATCCGTCGAGCAGACCGAGACCCTCGTCTGGTCCACGGCCGAGCAGGACGCCTACCAGGTCCGCCGGGTCGGCAACACCGCCGGCGCACCGAACACCGCGGTCATCTACTACGACACCGGCGAAGTCGTCGCACCCCTACCGCGATCGATCCCGCTGACCTTCGAGACCAACAACCGCCCCGAGCACCTGCAGGTCCGGGTCAAGTTCGCCGGTCTCTGGTCGGTGTGGATCAGCGTGATGGTGAACGTCGACTACACCGAGCCGATGGTGCCGTCGTTCGTGATCTACCCCGACCCCGACACCGCGTCGCTGCAGATCATGCTCACCAACCCAGCCCCCACCGGTGGCGCCCCGGTGACGGTCTACAACGACGTCTACGTCACCGAGGGCGGGGTCGAGGAGCGCAAGGCCACCGAGCTACCCACCAACGAGGGCTGGCGCTACTGGACGCCCGTGTCCGGCCGGGACTACTCGACCGCGATCCGGGTCGTGGCCGTCGCCGCGAACGGCACGACCGCGAGCACCCCATGACCACGACCCCCGAAGGAGTCCTCTGATGGCCCGCTCACTGTTCGGTGGCCGCGTCGGCGACTCCGTCGTCTCGCTGTTCGCGCTCGGTCGACGCCAGCTCCTCACCCTCCCCATCGACGCCAACGGCGACCCGACGTCGGTCACCCTGCAGGTGTGGTCCGGGCCAGCGGCCAACGGCGGGGTTCGCTACCTCAACCTCATGCAGGCGGACGGCACCACCGCCACCAGCGTCGTGGTCGTCCCCTCGACGGGGCAGGTGCCTGCGTTCTACGGCCCCGACGGCATCAACGTCGAGGTGTGGGTCCGCGACCCCGACGGCGACTTCTTCCGCATGGACGCCCGCGCGGACTCAGCTGCAGCAGCCGCCGCTGCAGCTCAGGCGGCGGCCGAGGTTGCAGCGGCCGCGGCGGTGGCCGCGAAGGTCGCTGTCGAGGGTGTTGTGGCAACGACCGGGGGCCTGATGACGGCCGTCGATGCCGACGCCGGCAGCCTCTTCCGTCAGCAGCAGGACGCGAGACATACGGCCACGATTGCAGCGGAGGCTGTCGTCCCGCTCCCCGCAATCAGGGCGCCCCGACCCGTGGTGTGCTTCACCTTCGACGACTGCCCCGCTGCCGACTGGACGGCCATGAAGCCGATCCTCGACACGGCCGGGATTAAGGGCGGGTTCGTCATGCCGTCCGGCTACCCCAATGCGGGCGGCAACATGACGTGGGCGCAGGTCAAGTCGCTCTACGACGCGGGCCACGAGATCGTCGCCCACTCGATCGACCACTCCGACCAGATCCCTCAGGACACCGCGACCCGCACCACTCAGATCAACAATCGCGCCGCCTATGAGGCGCAGGGCGTCAAGGTGCGCGGGTACGCCTACACGTTCGGCAACCATGACGCCGGGGTCCGCAAGATCGTCCGCGACTACTACGACTACGGCCTCGCCACCACACAGGCGGGCACCTCGGGGTCGCAGCAGCCGCTCTCGACGTTCGCGATCCGGCGCATCGCGATCAAGGACTCGACCGTCACCGCGACGCACTACGCCCAGATCGACACCGCGATCGCCAATGGCGAGATCCTGGTTTTCATCCTCCACTCGTCGGCCACCGTCGCGGAACTCACCAGCGCGGGCGGTGGCTACACGCGCCTGGCTAACGTGATCGCCTACGCGCAGTCTCTCAGCGTCCCGATCCTGACGCCCTCCCAGGCGTTCGACCTCGTCAAGAACACCCTCGACTCGGGCGACTTCCCGGGCGGCGCTGACTACACCGTCGTCACTGGCGGCGGGCGACTCGTCGCCCCGCCCGTCGTTCGGCAACTCACCGACTCGTCGGCCGCGATTGGCACCGTACCGTCTGCCTACGCCGTGGGCGAGACGTTGCAGAACGTCCTCTCCCCGTCGCCCGCTGGCCCGCGCGCCGACAACGGTCCCGGCGTCCTCAAGACGTTCATCACAGTCCCCGGCGTCGTGGCCGCCAACGGGCAGTTCAACTATCAGGAGTTCCACGGCACCAGTGGCAACGGTGTCTGGGTGCGCTCGGCGTCCTCCACTAACGCAGCTTGGAGCGCGTGGTCGGAGCTCGTTCTTAACTTCACCCTGAGTGCATGGACGGCGAACCTCTTCATCTCTGCCCACCAGCGGGTGCGTCTCCCCAGCGGTGGCCTCGGCTACCTCACGACGGGCCGGACCACGCGCGCCACGTGGGACGCCACCGAGCGCGACTTCTGGACCTTCCTGCCTGGTGGGCACGTCGAGCAGGTCGCAGCGGGCACCACGACGTGGAAGTCCCCGACCGGGATCAACCGCCTGATTGCGCTCGACCTTCTCGCGGCCGGATCGGGCGGCAATGGCGGCGGGTCCGCAACGGCAGCCCTTGACCAGCGCGGCGGTGTTGGTGGCGGACCGGGCGAGCGGTCGGTGCGGCGCAACCTCGCCGTCACTGCCGCCACCTCCTATGTCGGCGCGGTCGGCACGGGCGGGGCTGGCGGGGCTGGCGGCGCAGCGGGCGGCAACAATGCGGGCGTGGTCGGCACGAGGGGTGGCGACACGACGCTGACCATCGGTGCGACCACCTACCGGGCGAGCGGCGGGAACATTGGCTCGGCTACCCCAGGCAACAGCACCGCGACAGTCCACGGCGCATCTCAGGGTGCAACCGGCAATGTCGTTACCACGACCGGCATCCCCGGCACGGGCGGCGCTGCTGGCGGCGTGGGAGTGTCCCCGGTCCCCACGGGCGGCGTCATCGGCGGCTCTGGTGGCGGTCCAGCATCAAGCGCCACATCCAAGGGTGGACTGGGCGGCAATGCCCGCACCGCTCCCAATACCAGCATCGGCAGCGTCGCGGGCGGCGGCTCGGCAACCGCAGACGGTGCCACCGGACAGACCGCAACTGACCTCGGTTGTGGTGGTGGCGGCGGCGGCGGCGGCTGCGCTGGCGGTGCCGGTGGCACTGGTGGCGGAGGTGCTGACGGCCTGATCGTCGTGGAGTTCTAGGCGTAGCACTTTGCTCGTTATGCACGGCTGACCCCTCACCGTCTCGGTCTCGCAGCAGCGCGCCCAGACCCCCTGCCACGACCACCAGCGATGGAGGCCCCCATGCCCGAGCTCGACCACGTCCTACGAGCAGTCCTGACCTTCGAGGCGATGCTCGCGCTCCTCTTCGCCGGACACTGGGTCGGCTCAACCTGGCACGAACGGACGTGGCCGATCAGGGTGATCCTGATCGGGATCGGGCTGGTCATGACCTACCTACTCGCGGGCCAATTCAAGGCCTTCAACCTCGGCATCCCCTTCGACGCGTTCTCGTGGCTCGGGCTCATCGCCTACGCCGTCCTGCTGTCCGGCTTCACCTGGCAACGCCACCGGGAGCGACGCACTCGAAGGGGTCGGTGACGGTGTGGACCCCGTTCTCGGCACCGTCGTCGCGTCGTTCATCGCCGCATCGGCCTCCATCACGATCGCCATCATCACCTCGCGAAACTCCGCGGCGATGCTCGAGAAGGAAGACAAGATCCGCCGCCAGGCCAAGAAGATCACCGAACTCGGAGGAGATCCGGATGACGTCTGAGAAGCGTCGCCTCATCCTGGGGATGCAGCCCATGGGCATCGCCCTGGTCGCACTGATCGCCCTCGCCGCCCTCACATCGGGCATCGCGATCGCGCTCCTGCTCGACGGCCGCGACACCGCACGCACTGAGCGTGACGTCGTGGCCGGTCAGTCACAGGAGCTCGTCGACTGCGTCAAGGACCCCGACACCCCCGACTGTGACGCTGAGGCCGACCAGGTCGAGGAGACCATCGACGAGGTCGCCCAGGGCGATCCAGGTCCTGCGGGCGCCCAGGGACCCGCGGGTCCACCAGGTGTCCAGGGTCTGACCGGCTCGGCCGGCGCGCAGGGTCCGCGCGGATTCATCGGACCCGTCGGACCAGCCGGTCCCCCCGGCGATGTCGGCAACACCGGCCCGGCCGGCGCGCTCGGCCAGCAGGGGCCGCAGGGCGACACGGGACCTGTAGGCCCACCCGGTGACCCCGGCCCGCAGGGGCCTCCCGGTCCGGCTGGTGAACCTGGCCAGGACGGTCGTGACGGCACCGCCCAACCCGGCACCTACACCTGCCCCGAGGGCCAGTACCTCGCCGGCTTCACCGTCGGTGACGCCGGCGCCGTGTTCCTCGACTGCCGCCCGCTACCCGCCCCAGCCCCCGCCACGACCTGATCCACCGACTCCGCACCCGCCTCGCCCACCTCGTGGCCGGCGGCGATCAAGCACGCCCACAGGAGGCACCCGTGAGCACAATCCGTACCGGCACATGCGCTGACCCTGGACCCTCCGAGGCCCACTGCACCGACGATCCCGGTCATCGCTACTCGTGCTACGACGCTGGCGAGGACGTCTCGTTCAACGACCGGCACGACTTCACGCACGAGTGCACCGACCCAGCCTGTCCGCAGCAGAGCTTCGTCAACGAGGGCGACTGATGTCCTGGCGCACCGCGTACTCCCTCGACGAGCTCCTCGACGCGATCAACGCTGCCGCCCCCGACCGGTCCAAGGCCGCCGACGGATCTATCGGCGACACCGCCCACTCCTCCCGGACCTCCGACCACAACCCCAACCCCGCCGGGGTGGTCCGCGCGCGCGACTTCACCCACGACCCCGCCGGCGGCTTCGACGCCCACGCCTTCGCCGAGGACATCCGCCAACTCGGCATCGCCGGACACCCCGCCCTTGGGCCCGGCGCCTACGTCATCAGCCGTGGCCGGATCGCCTCAGCCACCTACGGGTGGGACTGGCGCGACTACGACGGCTCCAACCCCCACGACCACCACACCCACGTCTCCGTCGCAACCGCGGCGGCCGGCTACGACTCGAACGCCCTCTGGGGCGTGATGCAGGAGGACACCATGCAGGACGCCGACTTCGACAAGATCCGCACCATCGCCCGCGAGGAGGCCGAGCGCGCCGTAGCGAAGGCCGGCGACATCGTGAAGATCGACGTGGGCACCAAGGCCAAGAGGTCTCTGGCCACGGTCCTCAAGGAGATCCGCAACGGGACGCGTCCGCAGTGACGGTCTACAGGGTCGCGAACCTCACCTACCAGTGGGGCAACGACGCACGCCTGATCCGCCAGCTCGCGGACGGCGCCAACGGTGACGCACCCGCAGACGTACTGCTCCTCGTCGAGGCCCGCGACGCCGACAACGACCCAGTCGACGTGGCGAAGATCCTTCCCGGGTGGGACGTGTCCCAGGACCGCGCCAACGGAGCCCGCGCAGGGTCCGTGATCGCCGTGCGACGCGGCGCGGGCGTGCGGCGCCGCTGGACTCTGTCGCGGCTCCTGTCCCGTCGAGGCCGGAAGGTCCAAGACAGGTACCGCCGCGTTGCCGCCCTGCGCGACCACGGCATCACCACCAGGGTCGCTGTCATTCACAACCCCCTGCCCTCGACTGGTCGTCAAGCCGACGCGGTCGAGTCCACCCGCCGCTGGGTTGACCGCCAGCGCGCCCGCCTCCGAATCCAGCCCCGGATGCGGTGGGGCGTGACCGGGGACTTCAACCTCCACCACGCCGCGATGCGCACCGACCTCGACGCCCCGAATTCGTACGGCGCTGACGTCATGGGCTTCGTCTACGGCCATGGCTGGGGCGACGTCAAGCGCACCCACCAGGAGTACGACGGCACCGACCACGCGGTGCTGACCCTCACCACCAAGGAGAACCGATGAAGCCTTACCTGCTCGCCACGCTCGAGCGTGCCATCAAGACCGCCGCACAGGTCTTCCTCGCCCTGGTCGGCACGAACGCCACGGGCATCACCGACATCGACTGGGCCGGCGTCGGATCCGCTGTCGCGCTGGCCACCCTCGTGTCGCTCGTGACGTCGCTGGCGGGCATCAAGCTCGCGCCCGGCGACGGCCCGGCCGCGTTCGGCCCCGAGACCGTCGACTAGGCCATGCGCACGCGACTCCCGTGGGTCGCACTCGGGGCGCTCGCCTACCCAGCCGGGGTCATCCTCGGCCACCTACTCGCTCGCCGCGCGCTGCTCTGACCGCGTAGGCTGGCCACTTCCAGTGGCGCCCCGCTGCACCGTCGGTGCGGCAACTGACCGCCCCACCTGGCCAATGGCCGGGTGGGGCGATTCGTCGCTTGATGGGCGATATCCGCGACCTGACCCGCATAGACCCTGCAGGACCTACTGGACCTGACGAACGGCAGCCGACTCCGGCAGGTAGTCGACGCCAAACGTGGCAGTCACGGTGAACGACGGGACTGGGACGTTGCCGTCATTGTTACTGCAGCTGACGTGTGCACGGAAGCGTCCGTCCTCGTTCCTCGCGACGAGGTCGCTTGTGCCGGTCACCTCTCGGCCTGGCGGGTTGACGAACCCGTTGCCCACGAACTCAGCGTAGTAGTAAAACAGCGCCGTCGACTCTCCAAGACCGATGGAGTATCCGGCGTCTTGGCAGTTGTTCTTGAACCAATCCTCGACCTCGGCGGGCACTGTGATGTCGATGGCGTAGACCGCGGCAGGTCCGCTGATCGAGTCGCTGGAGTACACGGTGTTGTACTGGCCAGGGCGACCAGCAAAAACGGGGTCATTCTCGTTGTGGGTCCACGTCCAGGAGACGTACTCGTCGACACCTCCGTCGCCAGCCGGGCCGGGGACGCCATGGGAGCCCTGCGGCCCGGTCTCCCCCCTGGGCCCGGCCGGGCCGGTTGCTCCAGCCTGCCCGGCCGGGCCGGCCGGGCCGGTCGCTCCAGTCGCCCCCTCGGGACCAGCCGGACCAGCCGGACCAGCCGGACCTGCGGGTCCCGCCGGACCACGGACACCCCTGATGTCACCACGGAACTTCGCCGCCGACAGCGACCCATCCTTGATGTCGATGCCGCGGATGGAACCGTTCTTGATGTCCTGCGAGGTGACCAGCGGGCCGGCGACGGCGAAGGTGGTGCCGCCGAGCACGAACGCTCCGGCGATAGCGGTGGCAGCGAGGATCGAGTTCTTCATGTGGTCTCCGAGTTCGGTGATGTTGAACTGCACCGTAAAGCATCATGCGGCTGACCGCCGGGGACCTTGTGCAGCACAACCGGGCCGACGCAGACGCTTCACTTCGTCAAAGTTCAGCGCCACGCTGGGCCGATGGACGCCTTTCTGCTGCTGACCCACCTTGCCGCGGCCACCGGCGGCGGCCTCATCGGGTGGTCGATGTGTCGACGCCGCCTGACACCCTGACCCCGTGACCTACGTACGCGCCGACCCCAACGACCCACCCATGGTCCAAGTCCTCGTCGACGGCGTCTGGCACCACGGCCACGTCATCGCCCAAGAGCTCGTCGACGGCGCCTGGCAGGCCCACGTCCAGTACCGCACCCCCAGAGGCTCGAGCACCCTCGGAACCTTCACCGGCGACGACATCCGCCCCGACGACACCGACCACTCCAAGGGACGCACTGTCGGCGGGCCCGCCTAACGTCACCCGCATGACCACCGAGCAGCTGACCAACCAGGACCACGCGATCCTCACCTTCGAGCGGCAGTGGTGGAAGTTCGCCGGCGCGAAAGAGACCGCGGTGCTCGACCGGTTCGGGGTCACCAGCACCCGCTACTACCAGCGGCTCAACTGGATCATCGACCACCCCGACGCGCTCGCCACTGAGCCGCTCGTCGTACGCCGGCTGCTGCGCCTCCGAGACGCGCGCACGTCTGCCCGCACCAGACGATAG